CACAATCTGGCCCCAGATTGAGAAGTACATTGACGACAATGCTGGAGAACTTCAAGAGGGATTTAATGATGGTACTGCTGGTATTATCTTGGCTTATGGTTGGGGTGGTATGGCTAACTGGGGTTCAAAGAAAGGACTCAAGAGACGTATCAAGAACATTATGCGTGGCTCACTTCATAAAGGTATCCTCGACAAGAATGAATTGACCGAATTGTGTGATGAAGTCTGTGATGAATACGAGGGTGATGATGAGAATTGACAGACGGTACCGCAAAAAACCAGTTGAGATAACTGCGGTTCAGTATACTGGTAATAACATAGAAGATATCCGTTTATTTGCACGTGACAAACTGGGTGTAGATGTAGATGCTACTGGAGAAAGAACGGTGTTCATTCATACTCTTGAGGGAAATATGGAGATATCACCAGGTGACTATGTTATCAAGGGAGTAGATGGTGAGTTCTATCCATGTAAACCAGGTATCTTCTGGAAGACTTATGAGGAGGTTCCATATGACGACTGAGCACAGGTATAAAATTTATTATCAGACTCCTCTTGGTTATATTGAGACAATGGTTGTAAAGGCATTCAGTATGCATGAGGCAACACAGCAGTTTGTGACGGAACTGTTCATGCACTCAATGTATACTGAACAGGAAAGAGAACAGTGTAGGATTGTGCAGATTTCTGAACTTATGGAGGCAGATTGATGGACTTTGACAAGTCGAGAGTATTCACTGCATTGAATGCAGAGGAACTGAATGTAGGAACTAGGGTGCTTGCAGCAGATACCATGGATGAGCTTAAGCATAAAGTAAGTGCTTATGATAATAAGCAGGAAATTGCTGAGCCAGCAACTATCGTAGGTATACATGCCGAATGTATGCGTAATCGATTCAGAGTAAAATATGATGAAATTGACAGAGAGTATGAGTATGCTCTTGCTTATGTGATACCTTGTATGGAGAGGCCTTTCAATGACCTTTCTGAACTGATTACCTTTTGGGATAGATATCTCCAGAAAGAGAAGAGGCCACCCTTCACACTGCCTTTCATATGGGTTGCATCAGACAGAGGAACACATCTGCTCATAACTGGATTCAGGAAAGAGGATAATACCGTTGAGATTGGAAAGGAGTGGCATAGTCTAGAGTATATGTTTGACAACTTCACATTCGAGGATGGCAGACCATTTGGAGTGATGATAAAATGACACTCAGCATCAATGAGTATAGAAACAAAGTCAAGGAACTGAATGACTCATTTCTTCTTGATTTGAAGAAAGGGTTGAAGCAATGTATAAACAGGGTGCATCTTCCTGTAAGAAAACTTGGAGAGCATTTGTTTTCTGTGAAGTTCAGTTCTCTCAGTTCTTTAAACTGGAGTCCTTATCAGTTTGACAAGGACTTGCTTATCAAGCAGATAGAGGACTGTGATACAGTATCTAAGCTTTTATCTATGCTTAAAGATGTGGACTTCAAGAAAAACCTTCATCCATTGATTTGTAAAGAAATATGTGAGTTTATGAAAGGAGTGGAAAAATGACAGCCGAAAGTTATTATCGATGGTGCATAGCACACGGAATACCTACGGAGACAGAGAAAGGTATATGTATAGCGTACTTAGACCGCCTTAATGGTGTAGCAAAGCAGGAGGCAGAGTGCAGGCTTCCGCCAGATGCAAAGGAAATAGTAAAGGATACCTGGGAGTTCAAGAGGACAGCGAGACCGAGGGCACTTAAGAAGTACCCCACATACTTCAATGACTTCAAGAACAACGAGAAGTATTCAGGATTGATGGTGTCATTCAGGCATATAAAGACATCACCCGTGGCATTATTCCATGGCGAGACAATACTTGGGCCAGAGGATGACAGGAACACCTTTATGTATTGGTACATAGTGGAGCTTAGTAAAGCAGCAGAGGAGAGGAAGATAAATGTACCTTATATAAAGACTGAAGATGGTTTCATTGCTTTGTTCAAATCTAAGAGAAAATTAGGTTGACAAAACAGTATAAAAGTATTACTATATAATAAAGGAGAAATGAAATGACAAAGAGAGAAGAGATTGAGAAGCTTGAGAAAGAGCTTAGAGAAAGTCTGGGAGAAACATTCGGCAAGGATGTTGTGGATGCATTTGAGACACTGAGCAAGGCTCTGCATAAGGAAATTGATGATATTGAGGAAAAGGACAAGAATCCTTATGACGGCTCCAAGATTGAAGAGCTGGACAAGGAAATCAAGGACTTTGCTGTACATATCAACAAGAAAATTGACGAGATTAAACCAGAGCTGAAGAAAGCAGGGTTCGGTCTTGTTGTTGCAAGCTGGTCATGCGGTTCACCGACAGTATTCATGGGTGCTGGAAGCAGAAGGGTTGTCAATGACAAGGTGGTTCCATTCATCCATAAACAGCTTGGAGAGGACTAATCAATGGAAGAGATTGTGGTTACACCTGAATGGCTTGCCGAGCATAAGTGCACCAAGATGACAGTCAAGGGTAAGGTGGGAGACTACATGCCCATCGCTGAGCTGGCAAAGTTCGTCAAGCGTTCAATCACAGGTATAAGATACCTCATTGAGGTCGGCAACAGGTATAATAAGCTGAAGGCGACACGGGTCGGTGCTCATTACTTCGTGCTTGTTCAGGATATCTTTGAGTTTGAGGTGGTGAAGCCAGGTGGAAGTTCAACTATCAAATACAGATGGGATATAAACGGAGACCTTTACTTCTCACCTACAAATTCACGTGGATAGGTTCCGACATCAGCAGGAGGCATTCGACAGATACAAGGATGCTTCCTGCATACCTATCTTCTTCGACCCAGGGTTAGGCAAGACACGCACTGTAATAGACATTGCATGCTACAAGTATAATAAAGGCGACATCGACTCAGTTATAGTGATTGCTCCCAACGGAGTCCACGAGCAGTGGGCACGGGAGGAGATACCTATGTGGGCCGAAGGTACACCGCACGACATATGGATTAAGACTGACAAGAGACCTCCTGCTGAATGGGAGAACAGGAAATCACTGAAGTTCTTGTGTGTCAATGTTGACAGGTTCAGCACGCCTACATCTTGGCGGTGGTATGTTGACTATGCCAGAGAGCACAAGACATTCATCGTGGTTGACGAAGCTACACGCATAAAGAATCCAGACGCCAAGAGGACAAAGAATATCATGTACGGGTTCAATGACGTGGTATTCAGGGGAAGGACAATAGTACATAACAAGCCATTCACAGTCGCAAGGGCGGTGCTTACTGGAACACCAGTGACCAATCGCCCCTTCGATGTATGGGCAATGTTTGAGTTCCTCCAGCCTGGATGTACTGGAAGAAACTGGTATACTTTCCAGTCACATTTCGGACTGTGGCGTACTATGGTGCAGGGAAATAGACAGTTCCGTGTCCTCATAACCGAGGAGATATGGACTGCTGTAAAATACTGCAAGTCATTTGAGATAGCAAATTCAGTTTTCGGTATAGGCTATGATGACTTCTGCAAGATTAAGAAACAGGACAAGTATGAGGGGTGCTATGACAATCTGCCAGAGTTAAAGAAGTGGCTGTATGAGAGAGCAATCTTCGCAAATATAGAGGAATGCTTCGATATGCCTGAGAAGATATATGTACAGCGTAGGCTGGATATGTCCAAGGAGCAGGCAGCCGCTTACAAGGCTATGAAGAGTGAGTTCATAGCAGAGTACGGTGAAACAAGCACATCCGTGACTACTCAGCTTGCTTGCTCCATAAGACTGAAGCAGATTGCTTCGGGTTTCATGGTTCCAGATGATAAGTTTGACGAGGACCCAGACCCAGGTGATGTCACTTGGTTCAAGGAAGTCCCCAAGATGAAACGTATCCTGTCTGACATAGATGAAATTAAAGGACGCTGTGTTGTGGTCACCACATTCACAGCAGAGGCTTACAGACTGTATGACGAGCTCACCAAGGAGGGTTACTCAGTGTGCTTGCAGACTGGAAGCAAGAGGATAGGAACCATCGAGGAGTTCAAGGACGGAAAGTATCAGATAATGATAGCCAATATCCGTATTATCTCAATGGGGTTCAATCTACAGGCTGTCTGTCACCATATCTTATTCTACTCGAACACATACTCATTCGAGGACAGACGGCAGACAGAGGGAAGAATATACAGAGCCAATCAGCACGACAAGTGCATCTTCATAGACTATATTATGAACGGTTCTGTTGACGAGGACATACTTGAGGCACAGAGAGACAAGAAGAGTATGTCAGAGTATATAAAAGATAAAGGAGGTCTGTATGGTAAAGTCATTTGATTCACAGCTCAGGGAGAGCATGGACGAGCTGCTGAGAAGGAAAAGGGTTCTTGAGGATTGCGAGTACGCACTTGAGAAAGCGAAGAAAGCATATGATGATTACAACAAGAAAGTTGTAGCTGAACTGATGCACAATAACGGTCTTGAGGAAGTCAAGCTTTCTTCAGGTCTTACTGCACAGGTTAAGACAAAGACCTATGCCTCAGTGAACAGAGAGAAGATTGCTCAGGTTGTTGAGTGGCTTGAGAAGAATGACGGTGGCCACTTAATCAAGAAAGACATTACTGTTGGAGAACAGTATATGTTAGAATTAGAGGCAATGCAGATACCATTCAAGAAGAATATGAACGTGAACACGACATCCCTCAAGGCATTCCTGCTGGATAAGATGGGGCAGAAAGGAGGCTATGCATATATCAATCCAGACAGTTTGCCAGAGGGAATATCGTTCTTCCAAGAAGATGTCATAGAGTTCAAGGAAAACTCTTGACGCAGGACAGGACGGTGTGTTATTATATTAGAACAAGACATCTGCTATCCCCCACGATATTATGATGTTTACCACCTTTGCCTTGTATGTCTTTCAGCCATTGGCATACAAGGCTCCTTATTCTGTGCTTGCATATCGCACAAAATAAGGGAAGCATAGTGGAGATATGCTGACCGCATTATTAAATTAAAGGAGAATTAAAGTATGGCAGAATTAGTTAAAGCTGAAAAGAAAGCGACAGCCGTAGCAGTTGAGGACAACTTCCTTGAAGAAGTTGCTGGGTCTGGATTTGAGAAGATGGAGAACTCGGATACTACTATCCCTCTGCTTCTTATCTCTCAGCAGACAAGTGAGATTGTACAGTCTGGAAAACTTCCAGCTGGTGTATTCTACAACTCCGTTACTTACGAGGATTACGGTCCTACTGTTAAGATGGTTGTTGTTAAATTTGAGAAGATGTGGTACGAATGGCTTCCGAATGCGGGAGGACTTGCGGGTATTCACAAGCCTTTCAGCATCGAGGTCACTGGTGACTCATTCAATGGAATGTTCCACGGTGAGAATCCTGTCGAGGAGAAGTGGGTGTACATCGTAGTGCTCCCAGAGCATCTTGACGCAGGTTATCTTATGTTCACCTCAACAAAGGGAAATCTGAGATATCTCAAGAACTGGAACACACAGATGAAATGCATCAGACTTTCCAGTGGAAAGCTTGCACCAATCTTCTATGGTATCTGGGAGGCTACTCTCGGCAAGGACACAAACAAGGACGGTAAGAAATACTATTCCTGCTCATTCGAGGGCAAGAGTTCCTTCACACTCAAGGGAACCATTGACTCCAAGATGTATGAGCAGTTTGTAAAGCCAGCTGTTAAGCAGTCATTCGATGCAGATACAGAGGGAACTTATTAACTGTTGAATTTTTGGCCTACCTTTCTCCAGGGTAGGCTTTTCTGTCAGGTGGTATAAATGGCTTATTCAAATGTTGAACTACGCAACTTCACAAGTTACTTTGCTGGCAACGACCTCGCCTACGGGGTCACAAAGGTGGGGGAAATCAAGGATGGCAAAGCAGAAGCGGACTCACACTTAGTTCACGAGCAGCTTACATTCTCAGTCATGGCAGAACATCTGTCAGGCAAGAAGTCGATAGGTGTTGCTCCTATTATGATGGACTCAAAGTGCTGGTTCGGTGCTATTGATATTGATAATTATTCCTATGACCTTGCTGATATAGTGAGGGCAATATATGATTTCAAGCTTCCTCTGTTCCCTTGCTGGAGCAAGAGTAAGAAACTGCATATCTATATGTTTTTCAGCGAACCTGCCTCGGCAGCTTCAGTGAGGGAGATACTGAGATGGTATGCAGACCTCTTCTGCTGTGACAAGAAGACAGAACTGTTCCCTAAGCAGGACAGAGTTGACCCAGGTGCAAAGTTCTTCTCGTGGATTAATATACCTTATTTCAATGCAGAGTCAGACAACTGGCGTAAGCAGGTGAAAAGGGATATGTCCTTAGCAGACTTGAGCGATGCACTTGAATATATCAAGTCCATAAGGATGACAGAGGAAGAACACAGAAAGCTGATGGACGACTTCCCTTATAAGGATGCTCCTCCATGTGTGACTTCAGGTATCCTGCTAAGAGATATACCTAGGGGTTCACGTAATGCATGGCTGTTCTCTGTAGGTGTATACTTCAGACTTAAGGACGAGAACTGCGACCTTGAGGAGAAGCTCAAGGAAATCAACTCAAGCCTGCATGACCCGATACCAGATGACGAGCTTGAGAAGACTGTAATCAAGAGCTTAAGCAAGCACAGCTACTTCTATATGTGCAGCTCAATGCCCAGGTGTGACAAGACATTGTGCAGACATAAGGAGTTCGGTGTTGACTCCAAGATGTCTACAGGTCTTGACTTCGGACAGCTTACACAGTATATGACAGACCCACCGTACTATGAGTGGATAGTCAATGGGCAGAGGATGACTTTCTGGAATGAGAAAGAGATACTGATGCAGACAAAATTCAGAGAGCTGTGTCTAAGACAGCTTCATCTTGTACCGAGGGCAGTCAATGACGAGCGATGGTCAAAGATACTGACACGTGCCTGTGAGAATATCAAGGTCGTGCATGATGACGAGATAGAGGGTGACTTCTCACCTGGTGCCACCTTCTATGGACTGATGGCAGAGTTCTTCGACAAGAAGAGACAGGGGTCAAATCTTTCTACAGTATTCTTAGGCAAGGTGTTCCTTGATACAGAGACAAACGAGTTCATATTCACTGCAAGGGCATTCACCGAGTTCCTCATGGTCAAGCATGGGTTCACATCCTTTACATCTGTAGAGATACAGGATAGACTTAAGAGGAAGGGTGCTTATAAGAAAGATACACTGTGGCATATACCTGCTGACGCTGTGAAGCAGAAGAATACAGAAGCAGAGGTTGACTTCAAACTTAATCACGAGGAGGGAATGTATTGATGAAAGAGACCGAAAAACAGGAAAACTGCACTAACTGTATATTTGAAGGTAGTGCAGGATGTTCAGTTGTCGAAATTTGTGGCGAGGATAAATTGACTCATAGGTGCCACATGTACGAAACTAAAGACACAAAGAGAAATCTATGCAATTCATGTAAGCATTGTTTTGCTGACTGTCCTGCAACGCCTGATGACATTATCTTTGGTGATGGAATTGGTAACGATAACGTGTATGAATGTGATAGATGGGAAGCCGAGTAGAAAAGGGAAGCATGATGGAACTATACAAAGTAAAATGCTGTGCGACCTGCAAATGGTGTGAAGTAGCATATACCAAATATGGAAGGCAGATGTACTTCTGTCGCAAACTTGTTGACAGTATAAATATGAAAGTAATTACTTGTGAAGTAGCTCCATTTACTTGTTGTGCTGAATGGCAACAGGGGTATGAAGGAGAATATAGATAATGAGAATCATAGATGCTGACGAATTAAAAAAGACTGCTGAATATTGTGAATTAGATAGTGGTTCTATTAATCAACCAAGTAAAACTTATATTGCTTTGGAGGACGTAGATAATGCCCCAACAGTTGATTTGTGGCACTATCCTTCAAAGGGAGAGTACCCACCCTTGTTAGAATATGTGCTTTGTAAATTGACTGATGATACTTATGAGGTTGGGTATTATCAAGGACAGATAGACGGAGAGCCTGAATGGGCTTTTACCTGTTTTCTTGGTGATGTTGTGGCTTGGCAGTATATTATGCCTCCCAGAGCCTCTGACTTTGTTAAAGATGACTGCTTAATTGACTGGATGCATGATGATATAACCTGGTGCAGAAGAACAAAGTGCCCCAACAAGGAATGCTTCAGGAACCAGGTGAACAGAAGACTTAAAGCTGGACTCATAAGTGTAGCTGATATGTATGTAGAGGGCAAGTGCCCAAAGGAGGCTGTGCTTGAGGTTTAGTTATGGACTCCCATACAAGGGCAGTAAGAACTCGATAGCGGACTGGATTGTTGACAAGCTTCCTCCTAGCTTATTCCTTATAGACCTCTTTGCTGGAGGATGTGCTGTGACGCACGCAGCTATGCGTAGAGGAAAGTTTTTAGGGTATCTGGTGAATGATATCAATGAAGCCCCGCAGGTGTTCTATAAGGCCCTTTTTGGTGAGTATGACGACCCGCACTATAAACAGTTTATTTCACGTGAGATGTTCTTCGGTACTACCGATATGGCTCTCAAACTTATATGGTCTTTCGGTAATGACGGAAAGACCTACATATATGGCAAGGACATTGAGCACTATAAAAAACTGTGCCACTTCCAGAGGTTAGGTATATGTGATGTGATGGACTTTATAAAGGCAGACCCGCACTATAAGACACACCGATGGACTAACTGTCAGTCAGCTATGAACTGGCTTAGAATACATAATATACCCCTGTCCTTCGGTGATGACCTTGAGAATATACGTTACAGGATAACTGCAACCCAGGCATCTTATGACACATTAGCACTTGCACTTCCACCTAAACAAATGGCTACAGTATACTGTGACATACCTTATAAAGGTACTGACTGCGGATGCTACGGTGGCTTCGACCATGATAAGTTTTATGACTGGTGCAGGAAGCAGAAGCATGACATATATGTATCTGAATACAGTATGCCTGATGACTTTGAACTTGTTGCAGAGAGACCTAAGCTGGTTAGGGCTGATGCAAAAGACAACACTAAGTACAGCATGGAACGCCTGTTTGTACACAGAGGAGAATGATTATGCCTAAAGGAAAATATGACCACTATAAAACCAGAAGAAGTGAGGAAAGCTATGAGGAGGAAATCAGAGAGCTCAGGGAAAAGAGATTACTCCTTAAGACAAGGATGGAGGAACTTACACGTATGGCAAGAAACGAGTTAAAGGTATTGACTAAGAGAATAAACGGACTTGAGACGCAGCTCTCTTATAAGAGGGCAAAAAAGGAGATTGAATGTGTGGGAAAAGATTAAAAAAGAAGTTTTTATGTGGATTGGTGGCATTGCTTCTGCTGTCTTCGCATTCCTGTTTTTCCGTGGAACTTTCGGAAGAAGAGTGGGCTCAAGTGAAGAACTCATATCAGATATTAGAGATTGTGACGCAAGAAAGGAACGACTTGAGGAAAGACAAAGAGACCTTAATTCTGAACAACGAGACAATAATGAGAGACAACGAGAAATTGTGGAGCGACAACGTGAAGCTGTCAGCAAGGAACGAGAGCTTAGAGAAAGAGAACACAGAATTGACGAACGAGAAAAAGGAGCTGTCGAACAACTTGGAGAAGTCATTAAGAGTGTCGAAGCTCGAAGGAACGCTAAAAACAGTTAAGTGGTGTGCCATAACCGCCATATTGACAGCCATTGGTATGACGGTTTATAATATGAATACCTGACTTTGGACTTCCATTCTCCTACAGAGATGTCGGGAGACGGTAAGGATGTCACTTCCGCTAGGGGTGCAATACCTCAGTGATATCCAGCCAGTACCGTAGGAAGCTGGCTTATTATTGATATGGACAAGGGTTTAACGACCAGTGTTTTCATAGAGCTCCTTATTCTTCCACAGAGATGTCGGGAGACGGTAAGACAGTTTTTTGCATTTGTGTACTGTCAGCCAGTACCGTAGGAAGCTGGCTATTATCTTTGTGAGCCGCAAGTTCGTTCTTCTGTATATACAGTGCTACGGACTGCGGACTATCTTTAGGGGGATAGTATGGATAAACCGAGATATGATTACTGTGATAATTATTGCTACGGACCAGAGGGGCATTACTGCCTGCTTTGGAACTGTAATCTGAGAGAACGATGTTATTCAGATTCAGTATGTGACTCATGCAACCAGATATATGATGATGAACCGCACGAAGAGGAAGAGTATGGCAGACATTGACATATACTATGCCAGTGCTGGTGTAGGTAAGACAACACAGCTTCTTAACATAATAGACCAGCATCTTAAGGCAGGTGTCAAGCCAGAGCGTATCGCATTCGTAACCTTCACACGCAAGGGAGCAGAGGTTGCCCGCCTGCGTACATCCGAGAGGTTCGGCATACCACTTGGCAAGCTTGAGAACTTCAGGACCATACACTCAATGTGTTTCAGGGCTCTGTGCAAGACCAAGGACGGCATGATGGGAGACCTACAGTATCTTGAGTTCGGAAGGGAATGCGGATATAACTTCGGTAACCTGCATCTTAACTGGGCAGAGGGTATAGACTGGTATGAGACAAAAGACCAGAGACTGATAGCTGCTGAGCAGTTGTATAGGACCAACCGCCCATACTGCGAGAAAGTATTATTTGACAAAGTTGACTGGAAAGACCTTGTTGATTATATGAGGTTCTATTCCCAATATAAGAAAACTACTGGATATGTGGATTTCACCGACCTGCTTGAGCAGTACATAGCCCTTGACCTTGAGGAGGATGTGGATGTCGTATGTCTTGACGAGATGCAGGACAGCTCGCTTCTTCAGTGGCAGGTGGTGTTCAAGGCTTTCAGGAATGTACAGTATATGTATGTAGCTGGTGATGACAAGCAGGCTATATATCAGTTTGCAGGTGCATCACCTGATATATTGATAAACCTTAAGGGAACACAGCACGTCCTTGACGTGACTTATCGTGTACCCGAAGTGATACTTGACTATGCCAACGGAATAGCTGGACTGATAAAAAACAGCCATAAGTCAGAATGCAAGTCAGTAAAGAAAGGCGGTGAGGTTGCTTTCATAGTAAGTCTTGACGAGCTTGATATGGACTTGAGCAAGTCCTGGTTCATGCTCGCACGCAACAACAAGTTCCTAAAAATATATACTACATGGTGTCAGAAGAACGGTATCCCTTATATGCTTAAAGGTGTTCCATGCTTCACATCTACGGACAAGTTTGAGTATAAGAATGGAAGTACAGACCAGTGGGCAAAGGCTAAGCTTGACTTCGCAAAGAAGTGTGATGAGAAAGGGTTATTCTATATGGACCCTGTAATCAACATAAGCACAATCCACGGAGTCAAGGGTGATGAAGCAGACGTGGTTGTAGTGATGCCTGATATGGCTAAGTCAGCAGCCTGCCAGCTTGACATTGACGAGGACTCTGAGCACCGTGTGTTTTATGTAGCTGTCACACGTGCAAAGGAAAAGCTTTATATATTGGAGAACCAGACACGGATGTTCTATCCTTATTTGATATGACGGAGATATCCTATGAGAATATTTATTTTATATTGGGAAATGGTCTTTGGTGTCTTTCTGTTATGTGTGATGTTCTTTCTTATTAAAGAACTGATTGTATTTTTATGGAGAAATAGATGATAGCGGCAGTTGATATTGAGACTTATGACCCTAACTTGCAGGACTTAGGTCCAGGTGCCATAAGGCGTGATGGGCACATTATTGGTGTAGGAATATACTGTCCTGATAAAGGTATCAATGGTTTCTTCATACCCATAGCAAAAGAGGTTAAAGATATTCTTACAGACCCAGCCATAACAAAAGTATTTCACAATGGTATTTATGACTGTGACTGGTTGATAAATTGGTGTGGTCATACCATTAATGGACGTATAGATGATACCATGACACGTGAGGCACTGCTCGATGCTTATGCTGACAGCTATTCACTTGATAATTGCTGTAAAAGACACGGCATAACTGGAAAGAACAAGCAGGAGACCATAGAAGAATGGTGGCATAATCACGGAGGCAAGGGGAAAGCCATCAAGAACCTTGACAAGATACCTTGGGAAGTTGTAGGCGACTACTGCAAGCAGGACTGCAAGGCAACCTATGACCTGTATCAGTGGCAGCAGGGATATATTGATGCACAGAATCTTGGCTATGCAAACGATATAGAGTGCAGGCTGATGCCTGTACTTATGATGCTCAGACGGAACGGTATAAAGATTAATGAGTCAGAGCGTGATGCATTGTCTGTTAAGCTGAACAATTATTATCACGATGAAATGGCAGCTATGTGCAGGGCATATGGTATGCAGTCATTCTCTGTGAACAGAGCAAAAGACCTTGAATATATATGGGCATGTGAGAATATTCCTATTATATATACTGATAAAGGTTCTCCGTCATTCACGTCAGAGATTCTTCAGTCTGTGACAAATCCAGTTGCAGAGAAGATACTTGAGCTCAAGGGTTTGCAGAAGCTTCTCTCCACGTATCTTGACGGTGGATTGAGGCAGACAGTGAACGGTTATCTTCACTCGGTGTTCCATCCTATGAAAGGAGTTGATGGTGGTGCACTGACAGGACGGTTCGCAAGCTCCAATATCAACTTACAGCAGATACCGTCACGTGAGGACAAGTTCGGTCCGCAGGTTAGGTCGTTGTTCATCCCCGATGACGGGTGCATCTTAGGTGCTTTTGACTACAAGCAGATAGAGTACAGAGTATTCACGCACTATGCTTCAGGTGAGGCAGGAAGAGAAGCACAGCAGAAGTTTATAGACAATCCTCTTCTGGATTATCACCAGATGACCATAGACCTTATGGGCTGGGGATATCTCGGCCATGACGGGCGGAAACTTGCCAAGAACTTCAACTTCGGTTCCATCTACGGTATGGGTTATCGCTCATTTGCTAAGAAGTATAAAAAGATACTGATGAAAGTGCATCCTGACGTTGCTGAGAGTGAAATAGAGGACCTTGCTCAGTCACTTATGAATGAGTATTATGCCAAGGTGCCTTTTGTAAAACCAACATGTGATGATATTATGCGGACAGCTACAACAAGGGGTTATGTGAGGACCCTTGCAGGACGCAGGCAGAGGATGCCTTATTATATAGACGAGAAGGGCAGAAAGAAACCAGCTCCTTACAAGGAGATTAACTACCTTGTTCAGGGCTCTGCTACAGGTGACATACCCAAAAAAGCTGTAATAGATGCTTATGATGCTGGTATATGGGATGTGCTTAAGCTCCATGTCCTTGTGCATGATGAGTTTGTATTCAGTATACCGCAGACCAAGGAAGCTTATGAGGCATGCAGGGAACTTGACCATATAATGTGCAATCCATACAAGCTTAAAGTTCCTCTGCTGATTGATACGGAAATCGGACCCGACTGGGGTCATTGCGATTTAGATAATTGGAAAAATTTTGAAAGGAGATTTGTATGTTAGAAGAAATACTTGTTTTATGCTTTATTAACTTTGTACTGTGCATATTCGTTGTAATTCGTGCTATAGTAAGTACGGGAGAAGACTTATTTACTTGCCCCTTCGATACCGAGATAAGATGTACTTTAAGAGCCAAGTGTACAAAATGCTCTGTAGCTAAATATAATCTGTTATCTAGTTCTAAAGAGGAGAATAAAAACAAATGATTGAATTACCTGAGTATGTAGTGAGAATGGCAGAGGAGCTTGACCAGCTTGAGACAAGACTTGACAAGCTTTCTCTTTTTATGGACAGCGGTTTTGACGAGATTGGAAAGGAGAAACAGTTCCTTCTTAAGATTCAGATGAATGCTATGATTATTTACAGAGATGCACTCAAGAAGCGTCTTGATATCTGTGCGAAGGAGTGCAACAAATGAGTGACCTCAATGTATGTGTTATTGCAGGAAGGCTCACCAAGGATGCCGAGCTCACCCATGTCGGAGCGAAGGCACTCGCTCTTCTCAAGCTCAATCTTGTCAACAAGACAGGAGCAGGAGAGAGGACAAAGACTTCCTACTTCGATGTGCAGGTATGGGGTAATGTTGCCGAGCAATGGTCTCAACTGAAAAAAGACAGCCATATTGCCGTCTCTGGCATAATGGAGACCCACGTATGGCAGGACCAGTTCGGTGGAGAGAGCAAGCGATGGGTCATCACAGCAAACCAGATAGACCTCATTGAGGAGCCGAAGAAGGAGGAGGTGCCATTTTGAATAACATCGGTAGATATCCAAATGAACAGTCGTTTGTAGCATACTTTACCAAGCAGCTTAAGAATATGGGGTGCTTTGTACAGCGTATAGAGTCTGGTATGACTGGAAAAGGTATCCCAGACCTCTTTGCAATTATTGACGGAATACCTATGTGGATTGAGTTCAAGCGTGAGCACTATGCCATCCGCCCTAAGAACAAGATAAGCTGGAGACCTGGCCAGAGAGCTTGGCTTAGAAGAGTTGGTACTGATATGATGTGCTATACAATAGTCATGTTTGATGATATAATAGGTGTCATAACACACGGGTACTACCCTAAGAGGCCTCTTGATTATCCAGGCAATCACGTGAATAGAGAGCAGATATTCGAGAGCAGTTCTATGGGTCAGATAGTTAAATATCTTACATCTGGTGTAGTAACAGGAGGTTAATATGGGATTATTACAGTCTAATGTAGCTGCTGAAAACATCAATGCATCTGCTATTCAGATGCTTAGGGGAGCACTTATGGATGAACTGGGTGCTACTAATCTTTATGAGGAACTTATCAAGGAGATTCCGCAGTACAAGGATATCTTCGAGGAGATAAGGCAGGACGAGATAAATCACCAGGGACGTCTTCTCAATCTTATCCTCACTATCGACCCATCACAGGAAGATAAGTTCAAGGAAGGAGTTAATCAGGAAGGGTGACATCAAAATAGATTACTGGTTCTGGTGTGAATACGTTGTTACGTAGTCCCACCAGACTCTGGTAGATAAGTTCAGTCTGTCTCCACATTCCTCTTCTTCCTATATTTATAATCAAGTCACCTACATGTCTCAGCTCAGGGACATCATTTCTGTCTACCCATGTTATAGTATAAGGCTCACTCTCAGTACCATATGCCTCACGGAGTGTATACATGATATCATCAAGCATCTGCAATGACAGGAATGTATACTCGTCACGTGTGAACGCTATAAGGAGTTGTCTATACATCTCTGTAGGAATAGGTCCGACATAGTTTGTAAGCTCCTCTGGATGTATCTCTGATAGAACACCATCATCAAAACCATATCCAGTAGGAGTGGTGTCCATTGTAGTGAATCTGAAGTAATTGCTCGGAAGAGTTGTTATGATAGGTCTTGCAAATGAGACAAGAGCACCAGTTGTATTAAGGTGCTCAGAGTTCATTGTATATACACTGAAATCCCAGAAGTATGACATCCAGCTGTCAAACCTGTGCTTTATAAAACCGAAGATACCTTTAGTAATTCCTACAATCTGAGGTCCATTGAACTGTTTCCACAAAAACGGTATGCTTGGTAATGTCATGCTGAAACCTCCACAGACACATTAGCATAATTGGTGGTGAGCAGACCATCAAGGTCACTTGTATTCACCACATAAGAATAATCAACTCCATCCTTGGACAGCTCCACACCGTCAAACAGTAAATCAGGAAGTCTTTCCTGTATAAGTTTTATAACATCTGAGCTTGTGAGAGAGTCATTTATACCAAGGTTCTGTGCAGCAGAAGCACAGACAAGCTTCAAGCTGTTCTCAACATCAGTCTGCAACTCTCCCTTGACGTATACCTTTATATATACTGGTTCCTGAACTGGCATAAGATAGTATACAGGGATTGTCTGTCCTGCTTTTGTAGTGAATGTAGTTGTCACAGCTCTATCAGGATATACTGAAGAACAGTCTGTTGTCTCACATGACATATATGCATAGAATGTCTTCGCAACATCTGTACTTGAACCCTGTATGATGAGAAGTCCCATCCTTGGAGGAACGGTTATGCCATGCACGATTGAACTGTTCTCTGGACTATAGTTGAAGAAGAACTTAGCCTTGTTTACACCCTCAAGGTCCTCAAGCCCCTCTATAAGAGCATCTATACGTGATGTCTGTGCCCTTCTTGACTGCATCCTCTCACGCATTGACACCAGTGTTTCTTCCTCAGTTCCTACTACAGCATCATCGTGCTGTATAGTTATGTTATTTATTAGAACGGTATCATTATAGAACTCAAGCACATCATCCTGCTCAACAGGATATATTCCTCCGTTATCAGATATGAGCACTACAAGTGAGCTCTCTCCTGCTGGTATAGTCACATCCCAGGCTGGCCTGAAGATGACATCCTCACCCTCGACCTGTACAGTACATGTGGTGGAAGGTGAACTGTTACTCAATGTAAGAGGAGCATTTCTGCCGTTGAGCACCGTACATCTGATAGTAGTCTTCTTAGGGGAACGTCTCTGGACATTGGCAATCTGTGCAAGATTGAGGAGCTGTCTTTCAGATGCATTAGGAATACTGAATCCACATGCCACATTATACATGACCTTCTGAACAAGACTTATGACGTAAGCTATTCCGAATATGATAACATAGAGAGGATTGCTCCAGTTCATATCTATGAATATTGTCTCGTCCTTCCTGTTTTTTATACCGTTGGATGCACAGTATGTGTTGATATAGTTCACCATATCTGTAGCTATATCCTTCGGTGACTGAATATTATAATTCCTTCCGTCAAGCTGTAACATTCATATCCTCCCTTAATTTCACCACGTTTATGGACATCGCCTGTGCCACTTCATTGAAGTCATACAATGGGTAGTACGTAAGTGCCTCGACACCATAGGTACCTCCGTTCTTTTCGATAGACCTCTTCACGTCATTATCTATATTAATAAGATTCTCCTTTCCCATCAGAAGCTGAGACCAGTCAACACCTATATCAGGTGCTCCTGGGACAGTACCCTTTGCCATATATGCAGACACACAAGCTCTCTGGTCATTGTTGTCAATGTTGCTGGGAAGAAGCTCAGGGAACCCGTCCTCAATCTCGAGGTCAAGCAGGCCGTCATAAGTTATAAGCATTACATCTTTCATATCTACTCCTATTATAATGCACCATTGCAGTATGAGTCAATAAGACCAGCCATCATCTGTGCACCCATTATTGTAGCCTGGTCAGCAGTTACATACGGCGGACCCTGAGAACTTAGAGCATTGAGCTCATCACAAAGGGTATCTGCATCCTTACCATCATATTCAAGCTGGTATATGTAAGTATAGTCGTTGACTGCTTTATAAAAGAAATCCCCTACAATCATGTCAAGATAAAATGGACCAGGACCGCCACCCCTTACCCTGCTCAGTGTTGCTGTTATCGGAAGGTTACTTGTGCTGGGATGCTCCTGCATCTGAAGCATATTTGTAAAACCATAATCTATCGCTGATTGTATTGTACTGAAATCAATAACCATAGGTCCATAGCCAGGATTCTCTTCGCCTCGGTCTTGGTCTACAAAGTTGGCACTCTTTATATTCTCAGCTATTATCTCAGTCATTCGGCAAGTGAAATAATAGAGCATCTCATTCTCTCCATCAATGGAACCCATATTCTGCACGCCAAGAGATGTAACAAGGACATCATTCTGATATATACCTCCGTGGTCACTTGGTGTTACTGTAACAGTACCTACATAAGAAGTCTCAAAAAATAGAGACACGGATACAGGTATTATCTCAGGAGGGTCTTGTGGAGTTGGTCCAGGATTTACTGTTGCAGCAGGAATTACAACAGGACCATTAGGAAGAACAGGTGTGAATATATATGGATATACTGTCCCAAGACCATCATCAAACTTTATTGTAACTGATGAATCAACAGTAAAAGACTGAGCTATATTGTTTGTAACATATACAGACACACATGTTTTGACAGCATCAGGTGTATAAGGATATACCTGGTTATTCATAAGCGTGAACTCTGCTATGAAGTCATTGGTCATCTTGGTAAGAACTGCACCCATTAAAGCTTGCTCCTGAGTTGAGCTATGTTGCTCTTGAATCCTCCGTCAGTCTGATGTGTTGCAGGAGAACCTATAGTGAACATACTGTTGAGAGCACTTGTGAGACCGTCAAAGAAATTCTGAACATCAGTCTTCATACCTGTTATTGTTGTCTTACCTGAAACCTCAAGGTCTCCAGTGACAACAACCTTGCCATTCTTCACCTCAAGCTTTGTGCCATTACGGTTTACCTCCACATCACCCTTTGCCTCAACGGTAATCTTATCATTGGTGGACACATATATTTGCCCCGCATTGTCTATTCCTATTGAGCACAGTTCTGTACCGTTGCTATCATGTATATAAAGCCACCGTTCTGTATTTATATAGTATTCTACAAAGTTGAAGTCTACCTCAACATATCCAAGTATATTATACTGGACATCCTTGAAGTTCTTATATCCATTATGACCAATCCAGTGCTTTGTATATGAATGGAACTCATAGTAACTCGGCACACCGTTGTTGAGAATCATATAGGCAGACTGCTTTGCTTGATTGTCATAGTAGAACCGTACTGTATTGCTGAACATAGATAATGACAAGCTATTTGCATCTCCCTTTAATGAAAGTATGCTACCATTACCTATACTTATTGTCACGGCATCTTCTGCCATGCGTACATTGAACAGGTCACTTGAGAAGCAGAAGGAACCATCGAACAGAGGACCAGCATTAACCTTGCAGTCACCGTCAACAGTTATAGGTATTACCTTGCCTCCCATCATAGAGAAATAAGGTCGTAAAACCGAGATGGTCTTGTCCTTCAGATTTGTTGTCTCTGGTGGAAACAGAACAATACATGGCATACCTTCAGGATTGACACTTCCCATACCTCCTGGATAGCACAACTCCAGACTGTCATATACAATGTTCCTTCCGTCCATAACTCTGTATGACTGGACACAGCATCTGTTACCAGCAACAGAAGTGATAGTACCTACATCAATAAGATTATATAGAGCAAGCTCCCTTCCTTTCCGTGTGTCATTATTGATTGTCTGTATCTCAATCATCTTATCAAAAGCTTCGTTCATAACATCTCCTTACGGCATTATATTGAGTATGTCACCTATGTTGTTAAGAACTTTTGACATACTCTGACTGAGATTTGACAGTTTGGCGGCTTCCTTATATAAATCCTTGAATGCCTTTACATCATTCCATGTCTTAATGTTCTGCGGATAAGCCACCTGCTTGCCTGCTATGACAACACCGCTTGTCTTCTTATTGAGTGCGAAAGGATTGAGGTAATCAGGAACCTCCCCACCAGTTCCGTTCTTCTTGGCGTCAAGGTACATCTTATAAGTAGCTGCATAAACAATAGGCCATAACCATTGGGAATCATATGAAGGTATCGGTGCGTCACCAAGTATAAGCTGGCTTTCTATGCTATACGAAGCTGGCTTGATGTCCGCAACAACGAGAGCAGGAAAAGATTTATAAATATCTTTTATGCACACATCTCCTATAAGACGGTCTGCTTCCATAACGGAAGAAACCTTCAGGTCACTGAACAGGCTCTTATTTGACATAGCCCACTGAAATACTGGGTTTTCTTCCTCTGTCTTTTCACCTACCTCAAGCTTTGTAAGAGGTATGGCTTTGACATCTGTACTGTCTGTGTTCTCTTTTATCTGGTCAATTATCTTCTGAGCTTCTTTCTGAACAACATTGAACTTATATTCATATTCCTTCTGTGCTTCTTTTCCCCCATCAACCTGACTGTTTTCAGCATATCTCAACGGTATGGATGTTATCTTCATACTGTTCATACCGCCGATTGATGAAAAATCAATCTCCATTGTGAGGACCCTGTATAGATTGTCTATACCCATGAGTTCATCTACGTCAATGACATTAGGAAGGTCAGAGCCGTCAATATATGTTCTCTCAACGTGTATGATACCTCCTGGGATGAGAGGAGGGTACCAAGGAGCAGTCACATTCATAATACCTGCATTCAATACAGCAGAAGATATACAGTCCAGCTCCACAACAGGTTCATCAGTTGTATAAAACCCATCTGTACAGAATATGACAAGGATACCGTCACTTATATGCACATTGAATGAACCCTTCTTTCCAAGATTGTCATAAGCTGCCTCAAGCATGGATACTATTGACCGTATGATATCAGGAACAGAGGAGAACTTGAATGTTTTTCCATACATGTCATTTCCATCTGGTCCTGTATTCATAACAAGATTCTTAGCCTCATCAGGTATGTTGTCCTTTACTGCTATGTTATATCCTTTTGTATTTATCAGCTGAACAACAAGCTGTATATATTCATCTACTGTGACATCTCTATAGAAAACAAGTTCATAGTCATTATTCATAGAGAAATAATCCTCTATGCTGTTGTCAGTGAATGAACTTACTATCACACCCTTGAACACTGTTACACTGTCAGGTGCTGGAGTAAGGTTATAGCTGTAGAAAATTTCTATAGGGAATCTCCTTATGAGCACCTCATCAAACTGCACACCATCATTATTCTGCTTCCTGTATCCAGCAGTTATCTCCATACGTGTATACTGTCTGATATCAAAAGGCATCTTATAATTCTTAAGAGTCAGCGTCACCTCATGGAACATCTCACCTGGAAGAAGTGATGCACTGAAAGTAATATCTGGCTTAAGTCCGCCGTGCTCAACAGCAGGTATGTTTATCTCATACTCATTAACTTCAGTATCGTAGCCACCAGCAGTCTTGTCATATTCTCCTTTATCACGTCTGTTCGCTATAAGCTTGACACCGATTATCCTGTCAAAGAGCACCTTGCTCCATTCAACTTCTTCACTCATCATACACCTCGAAGAAGATATTGAGATAAGGAAGGTCCTCACGACCTATACGTTCCTTTGTGTCTGAAGCAAAACGGAAAGCAAATGTTCCATCAGGAAAGTCTGTCCAACCGCCTAGATTCACAGCATTGGAAAGAGTATAACCACGGTAAGTTATACGGATTTCCCATACCAGCAGTTCATTATAAAAGTTATACATATCAAGGCAATCTATGTAAAAAGCAAGCTGTTCCTCAATCCATGTATCTCTCTGCTCTTCTGGAAGCTGCAAGAGTATAACTGGTTTTGCTTTTGTAGAGTCAGCAATCCATTCCTCTGATGTATGTGTAGTAAGATATACAGCAACATCTGTCCAGTAAGTAAAATAATCATATATCTGCGTACCGTCATCAAGACCCTGCCCTGTCATCCTTGAGTATACGGCAAGGTCAATGTTATGCAACTCCTCCTCTATGTAAGAAGGCCATATAAATTCAAATAAGATTGTCTTGCCACCTACAGTTATTGTCTTGTTAAAGCTGTCAGGAAGATTCCTGTCTGTCTCTGTATATCTGAAGAATCTGCTCATAAGTAATTCCTCCTTACACCTGCATCAGTCTCTACAGCAGTCGAGGAAGCTCTCATAGTCGAGGAAATGACAAACGGATAATACTCTTTAAGGACAAGGTCTATCTTGGCACCATTCATCATTGTGGGGTCCTGTGTAATCTGCATATGCTTTATTTGAACACGGTAGAATGTTCCGTTGCTTGTCTTGAACCAAAGCGGTCTCCGTGACTTGGCATAGGTATCAAGGAGCTTCATCTGCACCACGATGGTCGGTTTGATGATGAGTCCATAGTCTGCGAAAGAACTAAGTGTAGATAGATATCCTGATATAGACCATTCCCTGAGTCTTGGAACAGCATTGTCTGCCCTGTATTCCTTGTTATTAAACTCAGGAACAATGAAGCAGGACTCGGAGATGTCCACATCTCTTGTCACACTTATCTGTGCCGTTCCTATAGGGATTCCCTCAAGGTTGGGGTCCATAGTTATCTTGAGTATGTAGTTAAGAATCTCAACCGCCTTGTTATTCTTGAGCTTCTGTGCTCCAGGAATTGCTCCCACAAGATAATCAGTGGCTGTGAACACATTGAACCGCTTGCTTCCTGTAGCAGCACCGCTTGCCGCAATAACTCCCCAGTGTACTAGAGGCTCCGTGTTCACTGTGTCAAGATAGGAATAGACCATACTCTCAAATTCAGTCTCATCGGTAGATACCACATGATTACTGATATCATCCATCTTCTTCTTGAGAGCTTCCTGAAGATTGGCTTTCTCTGCCGCTTCCTTGGCAGCAGCATTGGCATCAACTATCTTTGTCCTTGTATTATTAGCAAGGTCCATAAAGTTGGTACCAGCTTTCTGAAGTGCTCCTCCGACCTTACCTAATCCAGCTTTTACTGCATTACCAGCATTAGCTATCCATCCCATAACAATCTCCTATCTGACTCCGAATTTCCAGTTCGGCCCGAAAACCTCAACTATACCTGTCTGCTGACCAAGGATAATCTCCTTAGACTCGGTACGTCCATCCTGGTTCTTAAGCTCTATGATTAGCTTTGACTCTTTCTCTTTAGCTTCCTCAAGCTTGTTTTGGATTACTGATGCAGGGTCTTTGACTCCAAGAGAAGAGAGAACACTACTTAAGGCATCCTCAAACAAAGAAAGTTTTGATGAAGCTGGTTCAATACCTAATTTCCATGCAACAGATTTTACTATATCTGTATTGAGATAATTAAATGGACTGTCTACTTGAGCATTAGTAAGGAACGTATCCAAATCTTGTACAGAATTTATATCATATCCTGCACGCTTCATAGCTTCAAGAACATAAGCAATCTCTTTAAATGAGTTTTCCATATATCTGAAAGTTTCATTATTTCTTATGCTTGGGTCTTTATAGAATTGTACTGGGTCTATTCCATATGCTTTCCATAAACGGTCTTCTGCTCCATGTGTTCCAAAAGTCCATGCTTCTTTACCATAAGCTTCCATTTTTTGCCATGTGTCTTCGTGAGAATAAGAGGGATTTTCTTGTGAACCATAACCAACCTTAAACTGGAATCCACCTACATCTCCTTTAAGAACCCTTTTCATATCTATGTCAAGGCGAATACTTCCAACAAAGTCAAACAACTTTTTGAACTGTTCATATAACATCATAAAGAATCCTTTTGCTGGGTCCTTAATCTTTCCGAATATATCTGTTACAAAGAGTCCAAGGTCTATAAGCTTGAGCTTAATTTCGTGATAGATTATTTTTCCGTATGTGAGGATAGTATCTTTTAGGTCTGACATACCAAGTTTCTCCTTGACTTCAGCCCATGTCTTACCAAGGTTATCAATGAAGTCAATGATACCATCTCCAATAATCTTGAATCCTCCGTTGATGTCACCACCTGCAAAAGCATCTGCGGCATTTCCTATTACCGAAGTATATCTGTTCATAAAGTCAAAGCCTTTCCAGTTATAGAGTGCTGCCGCAATCTTCATAAAGGAGTTCTGTATACTCTCACCGAATGATGACTGTATTCCTGTTATAGCTCGGAACTCATTTCTCTGGTCTCTGTTGATGTCATTGTAATAGTATCTTCTATTTCTGTATGGTGCACCTCTGTCTGATGCAAGGAAGCTCTCATATTCAGTACGTATCTGCAACTGCTTTGCAAGTTCAGGATTATACTCGTTGAGCAGATACATGAACCGACCTTTGTTCTTTGAGTTCTGGTAATTCTCATACAGCTTGCTGGTCATAGAAGCATAGTTTGAGGCACCGTCACCAGGATTCATATAAGCTTCATTGAAGATACCGAGAAGAGCTGATGATATAAGCTTGTTCTTATCATATCTTCCGAGGGAGAGAAGACCCTGCTTTGCAAACTCGACACCCTCTATGATGCTGTTAGTGGTACCCCGTCTCATTCCGAAGGTGTAGTCAAGTCTTGAGAACTGGTTATACCCCATTCCATAATTGATACCAGTTAGGTTGTATAATGGAGTATCGAGTGTTCCCATATTATTGAGGGCACGTTTGTACATATAAAGACCTGAACCAAGACCAGCAAGTAGAGGAACTGATGCAATCTTGAGTGCCTTTGTGAACAGGTTGAGAGCATATATAGCTGGTGTTAATAGAGCACCCATCTTATTAAACCGTGACGAGAAGAACAAACCTGCTTCATTAATGGTTCTTTCAAACCTTGTTCCTATGAGCTGTGTAATCCATGCTCCAGTACCAAGACCTATCTGTGAGCCAACCATAGCACCAGCAGGACCACCCATAGCACCACCAATGACTGAAGCACCTACACCTAAAAGAGGTTTAGCAAGAGTTATAAACTGTTTTGGTCTTTGCCAAGCATACTCATAATCCTGTACGCTTCCAGTAAGGAGCTTAGTCACAGACGTATTAAGGAAGTTAGGTACAAGGCCCTTAAGGGATGTATGTATACCTCCTATCTGTCTATATCCTGCATGAAGTAACTGTTCTGGGTCATATATAGGAACACTACCTATACCAGATAAACCATGTAATACTGAGTTAAGCTTTTCTGCTGCATCTTGGGCAGAGCTACCTATTTCTTCCAGCTTATCATTAAAATCCTCAAGAGGGTGCTTTACTTTAGCATACTCATTTAGTGTAGTAACAGCATTGTCTGACAGATTATATTTTTTCTGAAGCTGCTTTATAGCTTTTGTTCTATTTGTATCATGTCTTTCTCCAAGCTCGTTAAGGAGGGCTTTATCTTCAAGTAAAGAAAGTGGATTGTCGGTTGATATAACTTTTTTCCAGTCATTTTCATTCAAAGCAAGTCCATTGGAAGCAAGTATTGTGTTCAGCTGACCACCCTTATTTATAGAAGAAAGGAGCTTATTAAAAGAAGCATTGCTGCCCATAAACTCTTCTGTATTGAAAGATGTATATAAGGACAACGGTGCCTTACTTTTTCTAAGTGCTTCATACAGTCTGTCACTTCTTGTTTCTGGATTAAAGAATCTTCTTTCTCTTACAGCAGCTAGTTTCTCAGATACTTTTTTTCTTGTCCTAGGGCTTGTATACATCTTAAGAACTTGTGCCTGAGCTAAGTCAAAGTCCTCAAGGTTTGTAGCAGTAAGAGCATCATGCATAAACAGATTGGCAGCAAGGTCACGCTGTGTCTGAGTTAATTTACCAGACTTTTCAAGAATTTCATCAAGAACACCCTTTACAGTTGCTGTCCTTGTAAAAAGATTTGCCTCACCTGTTTGCAATGCTGTAAGTATTTCTTTTAATACATCAGCACTGTCTCTGCTATCTGTAATAGATGCCATGTTTATACTCCGTAAATTAATAATATCATATACACCAACTTGGAGCAAGCGTTTATTGATACTTCCTGCTCCATTTTTATCTTCCAGCATATACCTGTAAAGAATTTCTCCCAATTCTTTATCTGATAAGTTTCCAGGAAATTCATTATCCAGTATATCTTTATTATAGAAGAAAAGATACCCATTATACTCTGCTATACGAACAGGATTTGTAAACAAAGCGGGGGAATACTTTGTAGTTGCCTCTTTAATAAGCTCATCTGTAATAAGACCAGACGTAACCTGTTCAGATGTAAAATATTTTATACCTGTACGTAAAGATATTTCTGGTTCATTTAATATAAAAGCAGGATTTGTCTGGAATAAAGAAAAAGCATCTCCGTTATTAGCTATTTCTAATAATGTCAGTGGATTTTTGAATAACTGTTTTAATATAGCTGATGCTCGATTACGTATACTTTTATCAGGATGCCTACCAAACAATGCTTCAACTGCTATGACAGCTGAAAGGAGCATATCATAAGTACTTGAGTGAAGTTTACTTGGGTCAAAGTCTAAATGAAAATATCTTTTATTATATGCTTGAAATATTTCGCTATTCTTAAGACCTTCATAAAAACCACGGATACTTTCGTCATATTTATTATATGAAGCCAATATCTCAGACATCTGCTTTGGTATAGGAGCAGCACGATAAAAGCTGAATGTATCAAAGATAGAAGAAGCGGCTATCTTCCTGTCAAACTCACGTAACTTACTTGCTACCTGTTTTCCAGTATTACCTTCTTCAAACAGTACACGTATATAATTCATACGTAATACAGGAAGGTCGAAGTTAAGTATGTTATGACCAGTAAGAACACCACCTTCAGCCAATTCCATAAAGTTTTCTATATCAGCAGAAGTTATCTTCCTTGCATTAGGCATCATCTCCAAGACACGGGCATTAGTGATGTGGTGGACATTCTGTGCTTCTTGGCTTAAATATGACTCATCTGATACTAAAAAGAAACTCTCACTTATCTTATTCGGATATGCTTTCTGTGTCTCTTCATCCACATCAAAGATAGCATATGAGAAAGACTGTATTTCATACTTATCCCTGCTTGTTCCTGTTGTCTCCAAGTCAAGAGACACCATCTTACGTTTATAAACACTCTTTCCTAGAAGAGGCTTAGCTCCTGGAAACAACTCACGTGCTGTCTTTACAGCAAAAGGATTGACGTCTTTGATTAATGTTGGATTGATGTCAAGGTTATGGAATACCTTCTCCCGTTTAAATGCTGCACCAGCTTCTTTGTTTTTAAATTCAGCAGAAAACAACCTTTCAAGTTCTTTCTCACCAACGAAAGGGTACTCTTTTACAACTACTTTAGGTATAAATTTGTTTTTCTTATTAAGAGATATAGAACGAAGATTGCCAAGAGCAAGACGGTCTTCCTGCTTAGTATATTTATTAAATTCAGTTAAATAAAAATAGGCTTCAGCACTTAACTGATATTGTACCTTACGTTTATTCTGAAGACTTTTTAAGTTACCAGTTTTTATATCAAGAAAATCAGCTATGTGTGTCCTTTTATTTATAACTAGAATATCTATACTTGTAGCAAAACGTTCAGCAGCAGAAGCAGCTTTGTTCTTCCATATAGGAGAGTTAATAAGATTCTCTGTATTTATCTCCCAGCCATCTTTCTTTGGGTATCTTTTTTCTAGTTCAGCTATTATATAAAGAGCCTGCTCTACATTTTCTTTCTTTTTTTCAGCACTAGTTGTGGGAAGCATCCTACCAGTTCTGTAGTATTTATTAACTAATGCATGAATAGCTGTTCCATTAACCTGTGCCTCAGATGAAAAGAACTCTGCCTTACCTTTCTTCTTTCCTACTAAGTTTGTCTCAGAGTATGGCTCATCATAAGCACCGCCTACAAAGTGAGCAATATGATGTGTGATACCTGGGACTTCTGAAATATTTCCTTGCTCATCTTCAAAGTAGTAAAGGTGGTCCTTTTCATTTCTATAAAAGAAACCTTTATGCTGTCTTGAATAGTATCTATCCTCATCTTCAACTTCTTCATTCTTCTCAGAAGGAAAGAATGAATCATATACGGTTTTTCTTAATGGAGCAAAAAGCTTCTTTTTCTTTTTCTGCTTACCAAACTCCTGTACTCCTGTAAGCTTTCCTTCTTCATCATAGATATACGTCTTTACAACTCTGTTACCAAAAGCATCTTGAACCACCGCAGCGTATATTCTATTCTTCTTTACTTCCTGCTTTTCAAAGCCTTTTTCTATATTCTTAAGCAAGAAAGTATTTGAAACAAGTCTTTGTACACCAAAAGCATCAAAGATAACTTTTCCTGTTTTATCTTCTTTATACCAGGGGGTGTTCTTAATGTATGCAACAGCTTCATTGACTACTTGTTTTTTCTTTACATCAAGATATGCTTCGTGTCGTTCCTGCTTATTGGCAAAGTCAATACTAAGCTCTCCGCCCTCATAAATACCTGTGTTTTTTATAGAAGTAAAAAGAGCTTCTTTTGTTTGTCTTGTCCAATCTACGGCAGCTTTCTTTATGCCTAATGCTATATTAGAAGCTTGCAAGAACCTGTTTCTTACCTGTTCTCCAGATGTATATTTCTTGTACCCTTGTTCCTGTGCGAATCCTTTCTGCTTAGGTCCAAACGAAAAAGGAGATGACAACTCCCGTTTAAGACTGTTTATCTGTGGCTTATAAACAACATTGTACTTATCAAGAAGACTGTAAAAAACTCTGACTGCTTCTCTTCCAGTTATTTTAGCTTCTGTCTTATCACTGAATAATTTATTGTCACTGAAATACTGATTAAGTACATAAGCTACATCTTTCTCAAAGACACCCTTATTAGAAGCATAATAATATTTTCCCTTATCAACGACATCATAAAAGAAAGCCGCAAGCACCTGCTTGTGCTTACTTCTATCATCATTGGTATCAGTGCTATAAATATTTTCAGCTAATTTATCTGGATTTCTGAAAAAACCTCGCAAAGGAGATACTGTCTTAACAAATTTATCTTTCATAGAAGAAAAACTGAAGACACTATCTTTCTTTTCTTCTATGAAAGGATGAGTAGTTATTTTTACTTCTGTTTTTCCTTGTTCCTCACTCTTTTTCTTAACGAGGTCAAGTAAAGAATAGTTATCTATACTGTATGTGTTTATATAAAGGTCAAGTTGCTTACGGATATCTTCTTCTTGTACAGTACTTCCATCCGGTTTATGAAGGTAAGCATCGTATACAGCTAAAGTAATAAGCTCCTTATCCACATTTGTATAGATAGAAGAAAACTTATCTATTTTATTCTTGAAAAAGGTTTTTACTTTTCTTTCAGAAGCATATCCGCCAGTAAAAATAATTTTATTTACTGCTTTATCAAAAAGATTGTTGTTGCTTTGTCTGAATGGGATAAGTGTAAAATCATCTTGACCAGAAAAAACAGAATACTTAGAACTCATTTTTTACCCTTGTTCCTATTTTTCTTAAGTATATACTCCTTTACGTCAAGATACAAGAGGCCATCAACAAGTTCATCCAGGTCTGTCGGGCACATATGGAATTTATCTATGTATAAGTAGTACAGCATCTTAAGCGGTCCTATGGTTTTACTTATAAAATCACTAACTGTAAGTGATGCTGTTTCAGTAATAATAGAAAGGAGCTGGCTGATATCACCAGCTCCCTGGGCCATAGAAATCTCTTCTTCCACACGCTTTGCCTCCTGTTCAGGAGTCTCAGCGACAGAATAAATCCCTACATCCGCCCTCAGTTTTCTGAGTCTGCTGAAGGCGGAGTCAATTTTTTTACGAGTAACCCGAAAGACATTTTAAGAAGAAGGTCAAGGAGATATGGCTTACCTGCAAATTTCTCTGCAAGGTCTCCACCATTATAAATGAAACTATGGATTACTTTCTTATCAGCATCGAAGAACCGAACTTCTTTGCCTTTAATAAAGGAAGCCGCAAGAGCCATTGTGTTATCTACATTAGCCTCTGCTTCCTGTGCCCTAAGAAGTGTCCGTGCATCCAGCTCATTCTCCCCATTCACAATCTCAATAGTTACACCATCAAGAAAGCTCCTTCCCTCTGCGAATCTGTTGAAGATTCTGTCATTCTCTTTTGCATCGTAAATCATGTCTGCCTCCCTTTACGATTAGTTAGAATATTTGCATGTCCAGTTCAGGTAATTGAGTGTCACATTGTAGGTAACAGCATCGTTTCCTGCAAGACCCAGTGGGTCAACAGAAGCGATTGTACAGCCATCGAATGTAACGGTTGTCTCTTTTCCTGAGAACTTGAACACTACTTTTACGGTTGCTCCATAAGCATCGCCACCTTCCTGACCCTGCTGAAGCTGGGCAAGAAGAACCATATCATATACCTTGTCATCACCGATAGGACCGATTCCCTGACCAGAGTACATCTCACCAGAAGATACTGGTGTTGATACCTTGGTACAAGTAAGGGAAAGTGTACCTGTACGGTTGTTGTTGGTGAGGGATACACCGCCACCACCAAGGATAGGAATGGTTGCAGAAGAAGCAATCTGCTGCATAGCACGCAGGAACTCGCCATCAAGACGGAAACCTGCTACTGGGATGTTGTCGGCAACTACGTCACTTACACCCTGAATATGAGGAGCTGTAAGAACGTTTCCTGGGCCATTATAGGTATAGAAAATATCTACTGCACCTACGGCCTGAATACCTCTGATAATCGGCTGGCTCATATTACTCTCCTATATAAAGATTTCCTGTGATATCTACCTGATGAACAACACCCATGAAGGTTGCACTCCAGGCATCCTCAATGATGATAGTATCATTCTGAGCAGGTGGAAGCTGGTTGTAGGAAGGAGCTGTGATGTTCACTCCTGCAAGGCATCCGCCGTTCTCCAGTGCGAATGTGTTTACGATATCACTCATAATAAAGACAATTCTCTTGTAGTTGAGCTCTGTCTTCCTGAAGTTAGGTGTAGTGAGGAGCTGAGCAATCTTGACTTTGGTCATATAGGTGATGTAACCTACAACCCATCTTGCTACCACATCCTCACCCTTGAGGGATTTCTCTCCATATCCTGCTACATAACCTGTGTTGTCTCCAACTGGCTTGAATGTCTGGATATTGAGTTCCTCAAAAGCTTCTCTGTACATACGTGGCATATACTCACCGTTAAGACCAGAAGGACTGATATTACCAGTCTTAGTCATCTCAAGTGAGTTTCCTACACGGAGTCCAGTTCCATTGACATAGCCGAGTGCAATACCAAGTGAGAAGAGAGCAGCGTTCTTGGAAGCATCTGCGTGCACTGCCATGAATGCATCCGCATCTCCAGTTGTACAGTTGATGTAATCAGCATTTGCTTCAATAGCGGCTTTCTGTGAAGCCTTGTCAGTCCCAGCATAAGCTGTGATTGTATACTGTACATATGGCAGAGATGAGAGCATCTTGTCATCGTAGGTAGCATTTGCCTTGAGTGAAAGTGCCTGAATAAGTTCAGAATCAAGACCAGTTGCTCCAATGCAGGCTGTCTTATGATAGGCATATGGTTTCATAACCTCATAAGCAGCTTTCATAGCCTCAATCTTGTGTGCAGTTGTCTCAGCTGATTCACCGCATGTCACAAGGATACAGTCTCCTGTGAATCCATTGGAGTACAGACATGTCAGCCAACTGTTGAGAATACCTGTTGTGGTAATAGCATAGTCAGAAAGAGTGACTGTTATTGCCTTCGGTGTTATTGTGACTGTCTGTGGCGGCTCATCGGTTGTCTCATAGCTGTAAGAGGCACCTGGAACAACATCCCATGCAGTAGAGGTAACAAATCTGTCATCCTCTACAAATATCATAACTTTCCAGTAGTTATCACCGATAGCTTTCTGCCTGATTACACGAGTGATGAAGCTCACGTTCTCCTGAGCAAAGCTGGTGATATAGTCATTGGAAAAAGTCATAGTAACCCTCCATTAAATTAAACCCATGACGAAGGCTGCTGGCTCTTAGGGAACCATCCACCTTTATTCATGTCTTCAGTATAAACGGTCTGACACTTCATGTCAACAATCCAACATAGCTTATCGTTCAGACCCTTATTCCTAACAGGATATGTATAGATACTCCTGTTATCATAGTTGATTTCCGCATTACCGATATCAGTAAAAGCATCAGTCACATCGGACCTGTTCTCCCAGAGCATCGTCTGGTCTGCAAGTTCCTCGGCATTTGCTCCGACAAAAGTAAGCCTGAATGTTATCCGTTCCTCGACACACATATTCCCATTGCTCTGTCCCGCACGGGCATACCGTACCTTATTGAGGACCTTATAACCTATCCAGGTTCCAGTCTTGTCGTTATCATCCATCGTTGGCACAAACCAACTCTCATTAAGGGGAATCAGATATTTATCATCAACCCCGTATATTCTTTTCAGGATGCTCCTGAGTGTTGTCATGTTAATCATAGCGTCCCTCGTTCACGGTAAGTCCTTCATCCTGGGTATAGTTATTACCTGAGATGTACTGGAGCTTATAGATTGAGTAACCTGCTGCAAGCTCAAAGGGAATCCTTCTCTTGACACGCATAAGCTCACCCGTTATTGGGTTGGTCACAAAGTCGCCCTCTGCAATCTTCCCCTCAAACATATCACTTACGTAGATGTCAAGGTCATTCTCTCTGTCTACTGCGGTGTTTCCCTGCCCGAAAGCCCTGTGTGTAAGAACCGAGCCGAAAGTAGGAATAATTACTGCCATTATGGTGCGTCTGTCAGATTCATCTGTCTTTGTCCATACATCAACAGGTTTCTGCAACTCCATAAAGTTGCCTACGAAATCTCCATATACTCCGCCCATAAGACCTCACGCAAAGAACATGTAGCACTCTGGTGCACACTGAATCATCATAAGAGCCTGCATCCCGAACTCATTTGTGGTGAGTGATTCAAGGACACCTGCTCCCTGCTGTCTTACTCCATCCCTATACTTGATGAATATAGGTCCTGCTTTCTTACTAGACAGCGGCATGGCTCCCGCACTTGACACGCCAGATGTCTGACCTGGATACAAGTTTGTGAGCATCCATGCTATAAGATAGTTGAAGCACAGCTCCCTTTTGGCGTCAGCTTCGAGTGGAGGCAGAAAGCCCCAAAGCTTATTGACGCCAGAGAACTGCACCTCAACAATACTCCAAGCGTTGTCGAACTGTGCCTGAGTGAGATTAATAAATTTATGCTTGAACTTAAATTCATCAAAAATGATAGTCACAGTCCGCCTCCTATATTATTCCTTGGAACCTTTCTTCCCTACTTTCTTGAGCTCTCTGTCTTTTGCCTTGAGCTCATTATCCTTTGCAGCAAGCTGCCTCTTGAGTTCCTCGACCTCATCAGTAAGCTGACTGTTCTTTGCCTCAAGGTTTCTCTGATGCTGCTTGACTACATCAGGTGGGTCCTGAATGTCAGATGGTCTCTTTGTGAACACAACGATTCCACCGCTCTTGACAAGGGCATTGAATACAGGAATGCCTTTGAGCTTCTTATATCCATCCTCGTCAATCTCAAGATAGGAATTATTCGGTGTCCTCATTCTTGGAATCAGATGACCTCCCATATTATAAGGAATATCGTTTGTACTTTTAATCCAATACATAGTCTACCTCCAAAAGGAATACCCCCGCACAAGGCGGGGGAATTAATCAGCTCTGTACTCCGAAGCCAGCGTATACTTTAACTGCCTGTGGGATAGGAGCGATGATACCTGCAACTCTTCTGAGTGTCTTGTACTGCTCGTTGTACATACCAGGAATAACTGGGAATACAAACTTGTCAAGACATGTAGCATAGAAGTTTGTAGGCTGCTTCTCGTCATCTGGGCCTGCACCGATTTCAGGAGCGGTGATTACCATATAGTCGAAGCTATTTGGGTTGAAGATGCTGTTTGCTTTCAGCATAGGGTCTGCAACAAACTCAACGGTAGGTGTTCCGCCGTTCGGTCCCTTACCTGCAAGATAAGCTTTAGCGAATGTCTGCATTGCTGTAGTAGCATCGTAAACATCACTGTATGGCATTGATGTGAGGTAGTTGTATGCCTCTGGAGACATAGCTACTTTCACGTGGTCATACTTATTATCTGCTGATGTCAGGAAGTCATTGAGTGCTGCTGCAATAAGTCTGTATGCATCAGAACCTCTGGTTGTAGATGCACCAGTGAAGAGCTCTTTCATTGACTTTCCTACTGTCCAGTTGGTCACTGGATTAATTGTGAGCAGACCAGTTGTGTTTGTGTCTGGGTTTCCGTAATAGATGAGGTTTGCATCCATCATATCCATTACGAAGTTCAGATACTGCTGCTTGCGTGCAAGAGGAGAATCCTGTGCAGCTCCCCATGTCTTGCGTGCCTTCTCCTCAAGAGTGAGGGAGTAGGTTCCCATCATGTTGATGATAGGAGCAGACAGCATACCGTTCTTTACGTTTACATCGTTTGTCATGTTGTTCTGGAACTCACCAGTCTGGCCGATTACTCCCCATCCTGCATAGTCCTCAAGGAACAGTGTGAAAATTTCAGCAAACGGATTATTTCCAGCGTGCTCTTTTCTTACCATCTCCTGTGCTCTGGAGTAGGAAAGTGGTCTCTTCCATACTCTTGAGAGATAAGCAATGTTCCAAGGTGAGAAAAGCTGACCTGCAAGTGGGTCAAATCCCTCGTCTCCTGCAAGCATAAAGTCCATATCGAACTTGCCTGTGATTGGATTGTACTTAGGTCTAATCTGCACCTTCTCCTTATCGACCTTAAGCATAGCCTCTACGGACTCGCTTGTATGCTTGTCACCCATGTATGCGGAATCACCGAGATACATAGCTGAGCTTGCTGCATGAGCTGGTACACCGAACTCTGGTTCAGAGGAAAGACCTACTGCCAGGTCGCATCCAGCCATTGCTTTTGCAAGGCCTTTGTCGCTGTCGATAACATTCTCAATTTTCTTCTGCATTCCTGCAAACTGTTTTCCGAATTTGATACTCATGTCTGTCCTCCATTAAGCAGAAATTGTGTAAGCTGCTGTAAGCAGTGCACTTCCTGCCATACCCTCTTTAACTGCAATAGCCTTGATGGTCACTGGGGCTGTAATCTCAATCTCTGTTCCATCATAAACAGGTGAGCTCATTGTAGGAGCTGTTCCGTCTATGGTGTAATGGATTGTAGCACCAGCTGTGGTTGTTGCAAGGGAAACCTTAGTACCAGAAGCAACTGCACCTGCACCAGGTGTAGCAGCAGGAGTAGCAACCTGTGTCACTGTTTCAGCTGTCTGAGTAACTATGAAAGGAACATTGAAGAAAATCTTTGCTCCATTCGGGTCGAATGTCTCATATACATAAGCGTTAAGCTTGGTATAACCAGAAGCTGAGATATCTGTTCCATCGTTGAATGCGAGCAGACCGTTGGTGTTGTTTGCCCATACGGTTGAACCCTCCACAGGAACACTCTGTGTGATATCATACTCAGAAATCTCAACGATACCGAATACTGCCACTGTAGCTGGTCTTCCAGCGAAGTAGTAGTCATTCATACCTGGGTCGGCACGCATGATAGCAGGATTAATGATTACGATACCTTTGATTACGTTTCCAGCAGGACATCCTTCAACGAACTCCCGTCTTCCGCCAGGTGTTGATGGGTCGATGGAAACTACTCTTCCGAAATGCAGGTCCTCACCAGCGATACCGCCGAGTGTGAGGGGCATCTTGTCAACAAAGACTGGAACGCCATTTACCGCAGCTCCGCCTTTGAAACTTGTTGGGGGGAATGGCCCCATATTATACTGTACGTTTGCCATAGTCTTATCCTCTTATAAGTGCAAGAATATCATCGCTTGACGCAAGCTTGTCATCAACAGGCTTTGAATCACCTGGCATAGGCATACCAAGGTCAAGGTCCTGTGTCTTCTTGACAGCTTCCTTCTCATCAAGTTTAGCAAGAACCTTCTTAAAGACCTCTTCTACAAGCTCGTCTCCCGCCTGTTTCTTGTCTTCCTCAGGTTTCTTGTCCTCGTCTCCAGCAGGCTTCTTGTCTTCAGGCTTCTTGTCCTCATCGCCGCATTCGCAGGGGGACTTTCCGCACTTCTCACAAGGCTTGCCTTCATCGCCAGCAGGTTTTTTATCTTCTGGCTTCTTATCCTCTGGTTTCTTGTCTTCGGGCTTTTTGTCCTCGTCACCAGCAGGCTTTTTGTCTTCAGGTTTCTTGTCCTCGTCACCGCACTTGTCACCGCACATCTTCTCAACGTAGTAATCTTCCACTACCTTGCAAGCTTTGGTTCTGAGCTCGGCATCATCGCAGTCTTTACCTGCAACGAGGTCATCAAGATACTCAGTGAACTCCTTGTTGGAGTCACCTACAATCTTCTTGATTTTAGGAACCTGCACAGATGGGTCGGCTCCTGCTGCCATAGACTGAATCAGTGTTACAGCAACGGCTTCATCACCCACAAGTTTTCTTCCAAAAATTTTAGAAAAAAAGCTCATTCTGTTTCCTCCATTAATTATCAGCTTCTCCAACGGAGATTCGAGACTGTCCATAACCATACATTGTGGACCGCCTCTTGCCGTTTTGCATATCAACACGTGGTTGACATCTCTAAACTCCTTCAGAACAGCATGGTATTTCTCACCATTATGTTCACCGCTTTCCCATACAATCACTGGGTCATATCCGACTGACAGTTGACCAAGGTCCTCATAGGCTTCTACGCCATCTCCAGTGATAATCGTACCTGTTGTGTACAAATACAACTCACCATCTGACTCGTCAATCTCGGTGCGGACAGTATCACCAATCATACCTACTGAGTAACGCTTCGCATTGTCTCTGTCTATCCTGATGTGATGCCCTGTTATTATAGGAACACGGGCGAAGTAGTCTTTATATTTCTCAAGGACCTCTGGTGGTCTGTAGACGTTTATGACGTCAAGACCCTTGTACTCGTCTGGCACTGGAGCCAGTCCGAGCAGAGGTGCCTCCTTGATGCTGTATTTGTATATGCCACTTCCGCATATACGCATATTCTTGACCAGTCTACCCCCGATGTTTTCACTTTCAGGAGTAAGGTCTTTGATTGCCATATCACCTAACATATCTTCATCCTATACCTTTTCTGCCTCTTTGTAAAGTCATTTCAGTGACCTCACCGTAGCTTTCTGAGGTTTAGTGAAATGTCCTGTGTTTATACTCTGCACACCTACATTATTACCCTTAGCCTGCGGATTATAATTATCATGTGCCTGTTTAATAAGCTCATCATCCATCTTGACACTTGGGAAGAACTGTCCTGTAAGCTTGAGTGCAATATCTGCTGGAAGTCCTGCCTGACAGAAGCTTGCGACAGAAGCAGCAAACCTTGCTCCAGATTCCGCCATGTCCTTCTCTGTGCTGACCATCGGCTTATTGAAGGTCATCTTGATAGTATCACGGTTCTTCCACTCCTCGGAGTCTGTGCCGAACACGTGTGCTATAAGTGCGTCTGTGCAAGGTTTCATAGTACGCTCAAGGTGCTTCTGGCACATCTGCATTGATTCCGACTGCTTCAACAGAGATTCTGTCGTATTGTCCGAGAACCCTTTATTCGGCGTATGCCACAGAACTGGCTCAGGAACCTCGCACTGAGACGCTAAATTGCTCTTGGTAACACCAACAAAGTCCTGGAATCCTGAATATGTCCTGTTGACTACTTCAACCTCACCAATCATGTTGACTGCTTTAGGTGAGAGGGAAGACCACTCTGCCATTTTCTGCTCATTGATACGCATAAGCTTCTCAACTCTTTCTGGTCCGATTGTCGCATTCAGTCCATCGAGAGGAAGTCTGTAGAGAAGCAGGGACATCTGCTGAGCCATTACAGATACACTCTGACACAGAATATCATAGCCGAAGAATGCACGTGCCCAGCCTGCGAAGTCCGATGGTGCCCATCCGAGGTTATAGAGCATAACCCAATATGGAAGCGGCTTAGGACGAATCATAGCGACACGTGTTGTATTGAGTGTAAGTCCTGTCTGAGGAACATATATTGTTGTAGGTCTTAAATAGTCCTTTGCGGTGATAAAGAAAGAAGGAACGAAGACAACGTTCCATCGGTCAACAGAAACCCATCTCTTGATGCATCCCTTCTCAAGTGACTGACTATAAAGGTCAGCTCTCATCCGTGATGGTCTGTCAACATCAAACACTGGATACAGTATTGAACCGCCATAGATATAACTGTCACATGCAGCATCTGAAACCTTGTCATTGAATCCAGTAATGCAGGCAGCAGCTTCAAGCTGGTCTATCTTCTCTGTTGTCCAGAACTTGTCGAAAGGTTTGAATGTAGCTCCCTGTTCAACCATACCACGTGATTTCTTGTCGATGATGGAGGCAGGAAGTCCGCCCTGCCCGTATATCGAAGAACCGTCATACGGTCCAATCATCACTGGAATATGTGAATGAGAATAAACTGACGGGTCAAAAAGGGTTCCTACTCTGTTGATAGGGTTAGAAGGGCCTGCATTCGGATTGAATGTGCCTGTGGCAAGGTCATAAGCATCTCCAAGCATTTTTGAGAGCTTGATTCCTACGTCCTTGCGTGCCTCTTTCATATTATGCACGCCGCCATATTTCTTTATATAGTTTGCCTTGACATTTTCATAAGCACAGATAGACACTTCCTCAACAGCTGAAGCAGGCATCTGAATTATATATTCATCTCCAGCAAGGGTTTTTTTCTTTCCCTTGTCTTTGATTATATCTAAAACATCATCAAAGTAGTTGTTTGTAACCTTCTTTCCCATATCTACACCTTATACCAAGTCATAGTTTTTGTAAAGAGCCTGACATATTTCTATGTCAGGCAGGAGAAAAAATGAAATTATTTATGTATTCTCACGAATACACTTTCCCAGAATCATTCCGCCTCCGCCATACATCATTGTCTCCCATCCAGGGAGCTGCATGAAGAACCCTATTGCACAGACGATAAGAAGGAATATACCTGCTGCCTTGGCACAGTCGTAGTCTCCTACTTTGTCCCCTAATAATGCTTTATCTGCTCTCATGGCTTTTTCCTCAGAACACCAAGGGCATTCTTTATATTTCTTATGGCAAACTCGCCACCTTTCTGGTTTAATCCATTCTGCTGAAAAACTAAGGCTTGTTCTTTGTCAGGCAATGGTGTGACAACAATGGACACATGCCCCCATTTATTTGAAGGAGTTCCGTCCTCGATGAGGACATCTCCGTATTTTGCCTGCAAAGCGTTGAATCTGTTGAAATACTTCTTCTCATCATTGTCGATGAATCTGAACCATAAATCCTTGGCTCCCTCAACTGACCCAGTATGAGGGCATCCTATGACATCCCTGCAATACTGTCGGAACACATCAACGCACTGTGCTCCGAATGCCTTGTCATAGTCAATCATTTCTCTCTGATATTTAACGAAAAATTCAGCTGGTGTCATTTCATATCCTTCATCCACAGCGGTACATCCATGCCCTGCTTCTCAAGATATTCCTTGAAGAGACTTGACATGTACCAGTTGCCGTTGTGTTTCATAAAATACTCCTCCGCAACTTCCATAATCTCCATCACATTCTCAGGATGTATATGTGTGAGGGTCATAAGCTGTATCCGCAGGAGGTCTAGACGCTCATCCTTATTGAACTGCTTAAGCTCCTTGATGTCCTTCCTAATCTCAGCAAGGACACCTTTCTTCTTATCGTGATGAGTGATTAAAAACTGTATGAATGTGAATAGCCCTGTCGAGCCGAGGACAGCAAGGATTATAAGCATGATGTCACTTCCTGTACTTCAAGAATAAGAAGATGGCATCAGCAAACATAAGGATGACCACAGCCATCTGCGGAGTATCCCCTGCCTCTACAGCATGTGTGAATGTCGCAAGCACGCATGCAGCCATGAGCAGCCACATGAATACAGTGACCACTGGATTGGAAAGAATTTCTTTCAGTTTCATATTTCCTCCTTCAAGTTATACCATATATCCTCGTGTGTGGTGGAGTAGGTGTGGTCCTTTATAGAAAGACCAAGCTTCCTCTCTCCTACCTGAATCACACGGTTCGGATGCTCGAACCAGAAAGGAACTCCTGGAACTATATCATTCCTGTAACATGTTATAAATAAAGGCACTGCAAAGCAGCCATTGATATACTCGGCATACCTGCTGTCACATATCTTGGGAGGCTCACAGGCAAAGCAAGAATGTATCTTTGCCAAGGGTGCAAGATGTTCGATAAGAAACATAGCCTCGGCAGCACCCTTTGAGCGTCCAGCTAAGATTATGCCGTGCTCTGACCAATGATACTGCCTATCAAAGATAGCAAGTGTCTGCATGATTATAGGAAGCCAGTGAATTATCTCCTTCTCGAAGCCACCGTGCACCTTGCCATGGGAAGTCCTATACGGGAATGCAAGAGCATCTATGATATAGTCCTTTATCCCGTAGGATGCCTTGCAGTTGATTGTGAGCGACCCTTTGTACGGACCGTCATTATATATGCCGTACTGAATATCCAGGGTCTTGCTGTAAGACACCTTCATAAGCTTTGTTATGCGGTTGTTGAATGCGACATCAACACCTGCGAAATAGGCAACTTTATAATCTAGCATGTGAACTCCCACTGTCCATAGATTGCTGGTTCATATGGCTTATATGTATATACTATCACCTGCTGATTGAGCCTCTTTATAAGCTCAATCTTATCATCACTGAGATTAGACTTCATAATTCTCTGTTCAAGTGTATCTGCTGTTTCTGACATAATTAACTCCTTATTCGTGCCAATCATCTGCCACAGGATACGTTAATGAAGACCACATAGTTTTGTTAGCAGAACTTCTCCCCATAAGTGTTGTGCTTGCTTCATTTATATAAAGATGATTAAAATCAACAGATGGAACAACCTGGGCTATTACATCCTGTATAACAGTAATTTTAGCTTTAGGTAAACCATCACAGATAGGAACTGAAGTTGTAAAGGAAGAAGTAGTGTATATACCATAAGTAGTAACTGTACATATACCATTAGTAACAACCCAAACGACTGTTCCTGTGTAACCATTTTGTAATGTTGTTATTGACTGAATAGGAGTACTTCCCACCACCTTCTTACCATCTACATATAGTTCGCTCATATCTCCCTCCTCCTTTAATCAGTGGTCTTTGTATATTCTACGGTAAATGCTGCTTCTGTTACACTCGTAAAAAAGCCATTAAACGTTTCAAGGGACATACCAACTTCATTTGTAGCTGGGTACCAGGCAATTATACTTTCCTCAGTAGGAGTTCTTCCTGAATCATCAGAAAAAGAAGCACCAGGAATAACTGAAATACGCATAGTTGTATTTCTATAAGCTATGTAATAACCATATCCCTTTATAATAGCAGCTATATCAGATACAGATGTTTTAAGAGTCCACATATCCCTATTAGTACCAACACTTTTAGAGGGTGTTCCTTTTATTGTAAGCCTATAAATCTTCTTCCCATCTATCCAGGTCATACCTGTATCCTGCTCGGTTGTGCTGTAAACGGTGTTCACAGGTGCCTCATCAAGTGTCACCTCGGTGGTGTAGTTGAACGGTGTGCCGTCATTAGCGACTCCTGAGAGAAGGCCTCCGAAGGTCACGTACCAGTAGCTGCCTGTCCATGAGAGCCGCATGCTCTGGTTCTGCTTCAGGTTCTTGACGGTGGCCCCTCCCTTACCAGTGAAGGAGACATCACAGGCATTGGCGTTCTTGTTGATTATCTCCATCTTCTGCATCAGGTCGGTGCCGTCAGCTACTGATGCTGTCGCAGAAGCCTGGTTTATATTGAGCAGGACCTTCTGGAAGTCCTTTGCTGTTATCTCGGTCCCATCAACTGTGACCGTAAGTGTGTCAGGAATTATCTCATTCCCAGCTACGATTATAGCACTCATTTATTTCTCCTTTAAGCTGTACGTATCCAATACAAAGTGACTATTGTGTTAGGTTGTACGTGAGCATTGTCTTTATACACCCCATTACCTGTTCCAGTTGTTCTGCTTGCATTAAAGTCAAAGGCTGTATGTCTTGTAGTTGCAACATATCCACCAGCGGGTCCATATCCTTGATTATCATAGGTTCTTATTGCACCTGTACCATTATTAACATCATCTACATACAAGTAACCTACAATATTAGGTAGTCTTTCAGGCATAAGAACAACAATGTAAGTAGCAGAAGCCCAAACATTGCCAACATCTTCAACAGTCACAGTAGTACCACTTATAGCAGTTACAATACGTGATGTTCCAGTTCCTCCTACTGCAATACGGTTGTTCCCATTTACATCAAGAGCGGCAGGAATAGTGCTGTCAGCAATAAAAGTAGTGGCATTTGTGAAATGACCAGTTATTTTAGCTGTAAAGCCCATTGTCCAAGTACCCTGTCCTCTTTCATAAGCACCACCATAACCATGAAGCTGCCACTGACCACCATAGAGGTGAGCTGGCTCATCTGTGTCAGGATACTGCTTCCATACGTCACCGATTGCAACTGGACAGCTTGAGCAGAACCAGTAGCTTCCTGTCCATGTGTACTTGTTTGTCCGTGCTGCACGCAGATAGTCTGTGGATGCGGCTCCGAGCAGGCTTGTATAAGACATAGCACAGTCTGTCGCACATAAGCTCAGAATCTCAATCTCCTGGAAGATGAATGCTCCTGAACCGAGCGAAATGCCAGGTGTCGGGTCATTTATGTTTATAATGAACTTGTATGCATTTGTGGCATCGAGGGTGGTGTTATTTGCTGTCACGGTCTGTATGGACTTAAGAGCTGGGTTGACATTTATTCCCACCCCTCCTCCGTATGTGAATGCATTACCCTGTGCATCTTTTCCTGTTATAATAGCTATAATCTCACAGAACCAGTATGTACCGTTCCATGTCATACGGGCAATCTCACCGTTCTGGATTCCTATGAGTGTGCTTCCATTGATTCCTGTGTACCACATCTGTGAACCTGTGGCATTGGATGTAACCCATACCTTCTGGCCCACATACACGCCGTTCTGCACTGTGAGTGTGACGGATGTGGTGTCAATGACGTAGTTGGCCTCGCTTGTAGGGGCAACCGAGCCGCTTGTGCTGATAAAGATAGGCTTTATAGACACGCCGTTCTGAATCCATGCCGAACCGTTCCATATGTATGATGTCACCTGGTTTGCTGTCAGGTTGTCTGATGTGGAACCGCCTGCTCCGATATATGACACGGTGCAGTCCTGCTTGGCGAGAATCGGCAGCTCATAGCCCTGATAAGGTCCTGAACCGAGAGTGATGACACCCGAAGCCACATCTATTATGCAGTTCATCTCCTTTGTCGGAGTGAGTGTGTATGGTGTGGTGCTTATCACGGTGGCAGAGCACTTTATAATGTTGTCCTTCTTGTCTATTGTCTTGTTTTTAAGTGTCTGTGCGGTGTTGAGTGATGCTACATTCTGAAGAGTATTGTCATCGAAACTTATTGTCTTGTTTTTAAGTGTCTGTGCTGTGTCCAGAGATGCGATATTCTGAAGAGTGTTATCATCGAAGCTTATTGTCTTGTTTGTGAAGGTCTGTGCACCAGACAGGAGCTGTGTGATTGCCTCCTGAGACATGCCTGCCTGTGCACCGTGTATGATGCAGTACATCTCCTCCCACAGTGAGTTGCACACCTGCGACAGCTGATAGCTCAAGGCGGTGATGTCGTGAATCATCGCATCCCACTGTGCGGCAGGAAGTGTCTCCTGTATCTGTTTTCCGTTCTCCCATTCAGCAAGGTCGGTACCGTCATAGTCGCCTCTTATAAGGCTGTCCCATGCATAGCAGTCATCGACTGACTCGCCAGGAACGGGTGACTCTATGAATGTGCTCTTATTGGCAAGGTTAGGTGTCTCCAATAGACTAGGTCTGTCAATCATCCCATCCTCCGTATGTATATCTATTATGATGTACTGCCGCAATCTTGTCAAGCAGTCTGTCGTATCCAGTTATAGTATGTATTATATGCCATACAGCATACTCGAAAGCGTCACAGTGATGGTCAAGTGCCTTCGGGCCTTTTCCCTTGCGGGGTTTGCCCATGTCATCGAAGTCACGTGTCTCAAGACCAAGTAACAGGCTCTCAAGACCGTCAAATATGAAGAGCTGCCCATACCTGAATGCATTATTCACCGCAGTTATACGCTCAGTTATTGACGGATTCACGTTGTTCCAGTGTATATCTATGTTGTTTCTTGAGAACTCGTCTGCGAATCCTGACATAATCTCCTTTCCTGAAGCGTCAGGTATGAAGGTTATCTGGCTGTCAGGGAACATCTCACGGAGCCTCACGGCAGCGTCCCCGACATAATCCCACCTCTCCTCCCGTACAGCATAGATGATATTTCCCCTGACTATGCAGATTACAGCTGCATTATAGCCAGCGTTGAAGTCCTGACCCACAAACACATGCTCGCCAGGCATCAATGGAATCGGATTTATGCGGTGCTTGGACATGTCGAATACAGGGTAAACACGTCCAGTGCTGAGGTTCACGAACTCTCCCTCCAGGAAGGCACGTCTCTCATCACCGTCATACAGTCCCATGAGGAGCTCAAGCTGCTGAGGGTCTATCGATGTGTTGTCAGCTGTACGTCCTCTTATCTTTATATATGGAAGGTCCCTCTTCTCAAGGTGCTTCAGGAGCTGGTATGTTCCTCCGAGACCCTGTGCGGTGGTCGTGAAGCATATGAACGGAGGACGTGACGGCATGTGGTGTCCTGCGGGCATAGTCTTACGGCAACGTTCCTGTATAGCTGTCACGATGGGCATCACCTTCTCGGCAGGCACCTCATCTATCTCGTCACATATGGCACAGTGGAAGTTGAATGCGTAGATGTCGTCAGGATTCTGCATGGCCAGGTATACGAAGGTCACATTCCCAGCCTTTATGGTTCCAGCCTGTGAGTTGTCCTTGTAGGCAATCCCGCCCCTCTCGAACGCCCTCTCAAGGTCGGCAACAACAGTCTGCTTGAGAAGCTTTATCGTAACACCGAATATCCCTACGGTCACAGGCTCAGGTGAGTCGTGGTATGACTCATACAGATAGAGGCACAGTGCCACATCGGTAGCCGACTTTCCGCAGCCGTAACCGCCGATGAGGAACACATACGGGATGTCAGGATATCTCCTGATTGAATTGATTACCGCCTGCTGATGGCGGAAAAGACTCATCTGGAACATTTATTCAGTCTTTTTCCTGTGTATCTCCACAGTATCATAGTCTCCAGGGTCGTCATCATTCATATGGATGTGGACATCTCCGCCGCCCTGACCCTTGCCGCCGTATCTGGCATACATGTGCTCAAGGCTCCAGGTGATGGCGTTCTCCTTGCCCATCCTCGCCTGTTTCTCAATCACCTCTCCCAGCTTTCCCAGCAGGAAGAACTCGTGGCTCTTCTGAACCTCGCTCCATCTTGCCTGAAGCTGTGTGCTCACGCTCACCTCGGCAATCTCATCAGGAGTAAGCCCAGCATAAATATAGGCATCGTCAATAGCCATGCCCACAACAAGGGCATTGTAGACTTTATCAAGTTTCTTTGCGTCAACCATATCGGTCTCCTTTATCGAGGCGGTCCCCTTCAGCGACCTCCTATGTACTTATTAAACAACAGTGGCTGTATTTTGTCAAGTGGCAATAGATACAGCAGATAATTACAGAAATGAATATTCGGTCCAGATTTTTTAGGGGAAGGAATTTCAGGATTTCCCTAGTATGGATTCAGTAATTATTTACTGGGAGAGAATTGGATATGGTGCGTGAGGACGAGTATGAGGGGTTTAGTGAGGCATATACGCTGAGAACACTAAAACGTAGCCTCTGCTCATTCGTATGAATGAGTAACAAAAAGCAAGGAGGTTGTCTATGATGACACCTACAAGTAATTGGTACGCTATTGGCGTTATTTGGGGAATTTGCTTCTTCGGAAGCTTATTCGTGGCAGAGATGGTTGGCTCGTTGAGAGCCCATAGCTGGAACATTTGGGAAACAATTAAAGATTTTATTAAGGAGTTTTGATTATGAAGCAGCATGAATTTGATGAAACAAAGTACAATTTCTATTATGCAATGGAAAAGATTAGGAAGTTCTATGAGGGCTATCTTGAATGGGAAGGACCGACAGAGGATGACCTTGATGATTATGCTTCTGACATGTATGCAGATGCTGATAAGCTCGCATTGGATATTAAGAACCTATTTGATGAGCCAATCAATACAATAGGTGATTTGATTTATAAGGGTCGTGAGATAATGGAACTCAAAGAAAGAATAGAACTCTTTGAGTATTGGTATTGTTAATAAGTAAGCCCTCTCTCCTCATACGAGGGAGGGGGTAACTATAAAAAGACAGTTTAGAGAAGGGTTATTGCGTTATCACGTCTGCCTCGTATGAGGCGGATAACAAAAACAAGGAGGCCAATATGTCTAGAGAAATGACTATTGGTGCGTACAACACAGTACGCAAAGCCCTGCTGACAGTATGGTCAACAGGTGAAGTAGTGAAGAATCCTTGGTTCCTCCAGGGATTGGACGCAGATGGTGAGTACTCAAAGAAGAGTATGATGGACTTGTGCATATCGCAGGTGTTCATGCTGAGAGCTCACTACAACGAGGGTGGCTTTGTACATCTCACACTTAAGAGAGCTGTGGCAAAGGTGAAGCACATCATCTACTTTTCAGCTAAGAAAAAGCTGGAAGCAGATATGCACCTTTCATCTCAGAAAAAGTATGAGATGATAGAGCATCTGTTTAGAGTTCAGCTCGGTGAAGAAGAGGCTTGGTGGACTTACAAGCTCATCAAGGTTTCAGATTGTGTAGTGTACAACTACGAAGGAGATGAGGATATCTTCTCAAAGTTTACAAAAAGAGCAGATGGATGGTACACAATGGGGTGGACCACCAAGTTCAAGTATGTAGACCCAGACAGAACAAGATATCTTAAATCAGGAAAACAGGAAAGATTCAACATTCTTGATAACCGCATAGGTTCAATGGAGAATGAATGGGTCAATGACTGCATGATTTGGGAACACTTGGTTGACTGCTATAAGGCATTCAAGCAACCTTATGGAACAATAATGCTGGCTCTTAATAGGAACAAAGTTGCTCCATACAGCAGGACCAAGGCTTTTGAGCTTATGAAGGAGTTCTTCTACTATGCTTTCGTAACATATGGAATGAATTTCAAGAAAGAGGTGGACATAAGGGATATGAGCTCTCTTATGGAAATCTACGGTACATTGGACATGCTCCTCAAGGAGAGGAAGCGTGGATATTCAGTAGCAGATGTACTGAATAGATAATGGCTGAGCCCCCTTGCAAGAGGGGGCAATTTATTAAAACAAAAATAAGGAGTTTAATATGAAAAATTATGAATTTATAGTAGGTGAAGTTGCAAATAATTATCCAGCAGTACAGATTATCTCAGATAAGATAAAGCATATAGCAGAGATATGGCATAGAGTTTATCTTACCGCTTGCTACAGCTCATCAAAAGAACCTAAGCTTATTGACAGAATCAATGGAGCAGCAGTTCAGGAAGCGGACAAGGAATGCGGTATGCTCCTTGAGGCCATAGGCAAGGTTATGCAGGGAAAGAAACTGAGTATGATGGATATTGATACCCTTACCTATTATATAGATGGTGTATCATTTAAGGAGGAATAATATGGAAGAATTAATCAAGAAAATTAAGAGACTTTATCAAGGTCAGAAACTTTATGTGAGCTGTAAGAAGAATCATGTCCTTATGTTCCATAAGGCATACTACTCATACAGAGTGGTTTTGTATCATAAGAGTGACATCTTGGGATACAACGTCTTTATTAAGAGCTTCGGTATGAACGGCTTTAATAAAGCCATAAAGGTACTCAAGCAGTATTATTAAAATATATAAATAAAGGAGAAAAATATGAATTACGAAATTACAGTTAATAATGGTCGGTTAGAAGTTCTTGATGTTACTACAGGTATAATCCATGCTTATGACTTCAAGGAAAATGGTGTTGAAATGAATGCAAAAAATCTCTGCCACTGGATTAAGAAGCTCACAAAAAGAGTTACCACTTTCTAGAACATTGAAGACCCTCTCTCACAAGCACGTTGAGGGAGGGGTTTGAGTGCTCTTCTATAATATAATAGAAGAATCTCAGCACGCACAGGAGGATAATAGTAATGGTTATTTATTATTATGCACGCTACCCATAGTGTGCCTATAAGTGGATACATGAACGTGCCACTATAACAGCGGAGGGTCTTGCCCACAGTGGTGGGGCTTTATGCGGGTTGTTCGCAAGACCTGATGCATAATTACGTTCTAATATTAGGGACCTCTGGCTCATACCCCTTAGAGCTAAGGATGAAGGGTTGCATCCGATGAAAACATTCCCAGCCCCCACTGTGCCCAGATTTCGGCATCCAGAGACCCCCTTCTATAACTATGGGTTATCATTCCCATAACTATAAATATGTAAAAATTTCGGATAGAAACCGCCGTTTCTGCCTTATATAGTGTAGATAGTTACCCTACACCACCGAGCCGAACAAGGCAAGCCGAGAAAAAAGTTTAGATTTTTTCGGATAGAAACTGCCGTTTCTGCCTTATATGGTGTAGGGGAGCGACCTATAAAGGAGCAAATATGAAAACATTACAGACCGTTATTGACGGAAGGCTGGAGCAGCTGAACAAGTACAAGGCTGACCAGGCAGCAAAGGGAAAAGCTATAGCTGAATTCAGCGAAGCTGTAAAAATGGGTTGCATCGAGGGAATGACCATCGACCCAGAAGTGTTGAAAGTATTCAAAGAATACGCTGAAACAGAGGCAGCCATCGAGCTGGGACAGACAGGCTTCTACAAAAATGCAAAGCTGAAAAAGGACGCAATTCTCAAGGAGAAAAAGAAACTGTGGGAACAGCTGTCAGCAACGCAGACTGCACCTATGACAGCAGATGATGTCAAGGTTGCCCAGGTACTTGCAGAGGCCATTATTCTCAGAATGGCAAAAGCAAAGGACAACTACAACATTCAGATTAAGGACGCCTTGCGGGATATCCTCATGTACAGACTTATCAAGAATGTAGAGGACAAGCCAGAACTCCAGCCAGAGGGATACCACGACTTCCTCGACCACTTGCTCGCTGAACCAGAGAAGAAGAAGTCAGTGAAACTGCCACCGTTCAAGCCAGAAGCAGGGTGGACACTTGACCAGCTGGAGAAGGAATGTGTCAAGGCAACTGGAAAGTCAGACTGGGGCGTAATCGGCAAGGCTCTTGAGTTCTACAGCCTCAAGCCAGGTGCAGGTGGCAAACTGGTTGCTTGCTAACCAACAGGATACCAACCTCCTAATAAGAGGCAACTCAGGGTGGTTGGTATCAATTTCCAACACTAAAACGGTTTAGTGTCATCACAGTAGAAAAGGAGAAAAAGAAGAAACAGAAATAATTCCCCTTATCCCCATTACACTAGATTTTTCCTTGCTTTTTCTGGTAGGGGAAAAAGGGGTTCTAAATTTAAAATACATAATTATGTTACGTTCGTGGGGAGCCGTTCCTGTATCAGTGTATTTCTACAGATTACGTAAAATTGGTACCTTGCCGAGAGTCAGTCTGTAAAAGTATACGGAAACAGAAACAATTCCCAAGCAAAAAATTTCTTCATACGAAATTTGCAGAAACCTATTTTCGTTTTTCTACTGAGCCTTGCAGAAACGGTTCCTGTAAGATTTTTTACTGGGAAGTGTATTTTCATTCTTACATTATTTTAAGGAGTAAAAATGGATAAAGCGAGAAAAAAGCTGGCAGACTGTATGAGTCTATTTATACAGAACGAATGGAAACCCCTGATTAAAAAGACTGGTGTGAGCTTCATCTGTTCTGTTGACGGTGTTCTGCATTTATTTGCAGAGAATGATGATGAACTGAAAAAAGAAATAGTAAACCTGCTGAGAGGATTGATTGAGTCTGGTATTGTGGACAAGGTGGATATAGCGAAGTTGCTAAGTAAAGCTGAGACTTCTTGGTGGGAGCACAAGCTATGAAAAATATAATAAGCGAGGAGGAAAACAGATGATTGACAACAACGCTGCTGAAAGGTTTGAGCAGCACCTGGATATTATCCAGAGATTTGTCTGCAAGGCGATTGTAGACGAGAAGGGAGCTGGTATAATCAGCGAGCTGAGGCCAAAGATTGACCAGTGGATTAAGGAAGCCTATGGGCCAGTGGAGAAGAAGGTCTTCATTCAGGTGAATGGTGGAGACAAGTCCGAGATTAAGGAAGAGATACCTGCAATCTTTGATACCGTGCTGAATTTTGTGGCGAACAGCAAGGCTGTGTATATGGTAGGGCCAGCAGGATGTGGAAAGTCCGTGCTTGCAGAGATGGTGGCTAAGGCTTTGAATCAGCAGTTCTACGAGTCAGACGCTATAACGAACTCAGCCCAGTTTGACGGGTTTACCGATGCTATGGGTCGGTATCACCAGACACCGTTCTATCACGCATACAAGAATGGAGGGGTGTTCATGCTGGACGAGGTTGACGCCTCAATTCCAGAGGTGCTGACAAGGCTGAATGCGGCACTGGCGAACGGGTATCACGTGTTCCCAGAGGGACTTGGGAGCGATATGAAGTCCGAGGAAGGCGGGTTTATCCGCAAGCATAAGGATTTCAGGGTCATTGCGGCTGGAAACACATATGGCACGGGTGCAGACTACAGATATGTGGGAAGAAACCAGCTGGATATGGCGACACTGGACAGATTTGTGGTGATACCAGTGTACTACGAGCCTAAAATCGATAGAAAACTGGCAGAAGATGACGAGGAACTCCTGTTCTTCTGTGACGAGTACCGCAAGCTGATTGACAAGTTCGCACTCAATGCAATATTCAGCTATAGAAGCTTGTCTGCAATCAAGACTGCGGAGAAGTTCGAGAAGGACACAGGCAAGGTCTTGAAGTGGTGCTTGCTGAAGTCAATGCCGACTGATGATGTCCGCACACTTGCATACGAGCTGGACAAGTTCAAGGACTTGAACAGATATGTAAAGGCTCTGTGCAAGATTGGAAAGGAGCAGAAGAAGGAATGAGGTTCTATTCAAAAGACGGGTATAAGCTCCGCCAGTTCAGGAATGTGAGGGAAGTCGAGGAACAGCTTAGGCTTCCGCTCAAGGAATGCTGGCAGGGTAAGAGCGAGCCTCCTACAGACGAGAAGATAAGCAGGGACACCAAGTGGTATGGTTTCCCGAACCAGGAATCAGCTTTCCAGGCTTACTTCGGTGGCTGGTATGACGAGAGTATGCTGGGCCGTCTAAAGGTTAGGAAGCCGATAACTGGAAACGACAGGCTGAGATGCCATACCACGTTTGATGTAAAGGGCGTATATCCTGACGTGTCAAGGTTCATGCTCGGTCTGCCTGACAATATGGTGGAGGAAGTGTTCGTAAGGAAACAGTCAAAAATCGTCAAGATTATCTACTGCCCGAACGCACACTGCGGTACTGACTCAAGCGAGTTTCTCAAGGCACTGACGAACATAGTCCGCTTAGTTCAGACTTTGGAAATGAATGGGTATCGTGTAGACCTGAATATATATCACTACTTCTATGACAGACATGGGAACGACAAGGTTCTGAGCTTCCTGCTTCCAGTTAAAGACCCCGACAGAGCACTCAATCTGAAGAGGTGTATGTTCGGTATGGGACACACTGCAAGTTTCAGAATACTTGCGTTCCTGTTATGTGCCAAAGACCCAGAGGGCTGGTATATAAGCAGTTATGGAACTGAGGAATGGAGCAAGGGTAAGGAGAACCTGGAGAGGTTCATTGATACAAAGGGAACAGTTGTAATCAATCTCCGTGATGCTGTAAGCGAGGAGAAGATTGACGAAATCCTGAAAAAGTATAACGTGGAGACCTGAAATGTACATATATGAGATAAAGCTGGCGAACAAGATAAGTGGCAGTTTCATAGAGATACGTGATACCTTTGCTAAGTCATTCAGAGGTGTGTTCCATACAAATGCTTTCCGTAGACTTAAGAAACTGAAACGCAAGATGGACAGAATAGAAGTAAGAAGAGTGTATAAGAAAAAGACACTGGAACTTGGTACTAGGGTGGTATCAGATATACTTTATGAGGAGGAATAAAATGCCAGAGGAAAAATTCAGCAGAGAAGTGAACAAGAAAGTCAGGGATGCTGTGCTTCATTTCACAGACGAAATGAACGACATAGCAGAGGACAGTGGTGTGGGTTTCGGTGAGCTGATGGTTTCAGCTATCGAAAATATGGTTGAGGCACTTGCAATATGTGCAAAGTTTCAGGAGGAAAAGAATGAAGAAGAGGAGTGATGTTGAAAGACTTGACAAGCAGCTTACTGAAAAGGTGGCTCCGTTCTGTAGGGATAACGAGGTTTCATTCCTTGCGTCAACACCTGGGAATACATACATCATAGGTACAGATGCTGACATAGCCCAGTCCCTTGAGAATATCTTCAAGGGTTTAATCAGCAAGAAAGTGTTCAAGGTGCACGACATACTCGGCATACTTGCGGTGGCCCAGACAAAGATTGAGAAAGGAGGTAAATGATGGATTTAGGTGCTTTCATGGTGTCACGGGATAACAGTGTTGCTGGATATATAAAGAAGAACTATGGTGAAGTTCCACGTATGCGTGGTGTCAGGTTTATGAAGATTGAGAAACCTGTTCCGAACGAGGAAAAGTCACCACAGATTGATATGTTCAACAAGTACTGTGGTCAGGATGTGGTCTATATTCACACACGCTGTGGTGATTGCGGTATGGGTTTTGAGGATAAGGACAGCAACTATGTAGCCTGTGGTGCAAAGGAATGGGAAAAGAAGAACAAGAAACTGTTCCTTGACCATATCACAGACGAGTTTGACTGTACATACTGTGACCACTATTTCAAGGCAGTCGTCAATGACGAGTATGCTGAACTGATTAAGGAGGAATAAGATGACAGGAAAAGAGGCACTTGATTACCTTAAAGCTCTTGGAGCTGAAAAGGGAATGGCTGAACTTAACAGAGTCTGTAAGTTCTTCTTTGAGGAGAACATGAATGCAATCAAGACAGTGCAGGATAAGCTGAATGAACTTCCTGAAAATGACAAGCTTATGCTCAAGCTGGGTGTTGCTGCTGGAGAGGTTGCTCTGCTTGGTTCATATGGTGACGATGGTTTCATGGCTTTCGGTAGCACAGACGGACTTAAGAAAAGACTGAGGAATATAATCAAGGGTATGCTACACGAGAAAGGTATGAAGGCAACAGAGATTTATGACATGGTTGACTCTATCCTTGACGAGAAGAAACCTGAGTATAAGGAGAAACATTTATGACAGACTGTGTTCCATGCCCTTTCTGTGGCTGTGGTATTACAATGGAAAAGATTGCTCCTGAACAAGGTCTTTATAGGGTTTTTCATAACAAAGCAACCAAGTGCGGTATTGTTTATCCACTCTTAATAAGAGCTGACAATAAAAAGGAAGCCCTTGCTAAGTGGAATAGGAGATTTAATGTATGAAATCAGACGGTAAAAAGACCTTTGCGTGCGTGGTGAGAGATAAACAGACACATGAGGTGTACTTCGACACCACGATACGTGAGGTCAGTCTTGAGAAGGCTAAGGAATGGGACAGCTATAAATGGCTGGAGTCACTCGTGAACCCTGAGAAGACAGAGCTGGTCGTGTGGGAAGGGAGAGATATGAGATGAAAGAAATAGACTGTTGCTACAACTGCAAATATTTCTCTAATACTTTTTATCTTGGTGATATATGGGTATGCAGAAGAAAAGCTACTTTTCCACTCACCGACTCATTTTTCTTTCTGAAAAGAGTTAAACCAAATAATAAATGTAAGAAATGGAAAAGGAGAGATATGAAATGAGCAGCTGGAACATCAAGGGCTTGTCAAATGAAGAGCTCGCAAACCTGGTCAAGGATATCCGTGAGGAAGTTGAGGCAAGACAGGGAAAATGGGACAGATATATAGACTATCTGCGTGCATGGGCAGACGACCACGCTGATATTGCTTATGCAAACCAGTCACCTGCTTGCTATGACGAGTGGTGTGATATGGAGGACAAACATTATGAGCATATGGCCTGACTGGTGCCACACATTAGGCCCAGTACCTGGAGAAATGATAGACGAATGGAAAGGCGAGGTGCGTGACAAGATACGTGACAGCTACACCACAATCTTCGAAACAGCTGATAAACTTCACGAGCTGTATGACCACGCAGACACTGACGAGCCTGCTAAGACAGCAGAGGAGCTTGACTCACTCATTGACGACCTCATAGCCCAGCGTGACTATCTAAGAGAGCAGCAGACGGAGCTTGATAACTTGACACAGTAAGAGGTGTTATATGGAAAGTAAGGAATGGAAGACAATCATAAGTGAAACACAGCTTGATGAACTTGTCACAAGGGGTATCCTGTATAAGGACAGAGACTTATGCTATTGGCCTGTCATAGACAAGGACAGGTGGGGCAGTGCGAGTATGCCTTCTAGCATGGTGGCTGAAATAGCTGGCGAGACATTAGAGCTTACTAAGGTTGAGGGTGCTCAAGGATGGAGAAAAGAGCAGCCTATAAATTGGTACATATCCCCATGGATGCTGGAAGAAAACTATGCTGAGCTTATCAAGCATGGTAGGTATAGACCAGAACCTTATGCCAAGAATGAAGATGGCTTCGGTCTGTATAAGCTGAAGATTATAGACTATGAGCATCTTAATATACTGGTCGATAGTGGTGTTATCTCAAAGAAAGCGGTAAATGGCATGGTATATTACACTCCTAACATTGACGCTATGGGTGATATCAGTATGCCTATCAGGATGGCTGAACAGATATGCGGAAAGGTTATATCATGTAAAAAAGGAATTAGGTCAACCTGGGTTGAATGTGAGACAGGAAATATATGGAACATAGCTCCATGGATGCTTGCTGATAATTATGATTACCTTCTTGATAGACTGAAAGGTGAACCGAACACAGAATCACTTGAACCAGACAAAGGAGATGAAGAAAAGGAAGAGGAAGAAAGTCCTGACTGGAACGAGACACGTTTGGTAGGATATATTATAGAGAAAAATACAGACTATATTACAATCGAATGTTATGTTCCATCAGTTCCAGTATTCTGTTATGGAAATGCTGATGGTCATGGTATAGGTGAACATGTGAAAGTACGTGGTAACCTCAGACGTGTAAATAATATGGTGGGTTATCCAGAGATTGATATAGTACATATAGAGGAGTATTAAATGGGTGGAAAAGGTTCAGGTAGAAAAGACACTGGTGCATTTAAGCTTTTGCGTGCACATATCAAAGACGAGTTCAAGCTTAAAAGGGATAAGCTGACCGAGGAAGAGGTGGACAAAATAAAGGAACTGAGAGCACAAGGACTTACACAGACAGCTATAGCAAGACAGCTTGGAGTATGTCAGGCAACAGTATCAGTATATCTTATGTCACCAGAGGACAGGAAAGCATACTTTGAGAACAGAGCTTATGCACGTAAGTTATGGCTGAAGAACCACAGCTATAAAGAAATATATAAGCGGGTACTCAAGAGAAAGAGACATCTGAAGAGTATTGGTGGTCTTATTGAGGAAGATGACTGGAAAACAGGAGTAAATGTATATGAAAAGCAATCTTAATTCAGTTATAATAGAGGGAACAGTAACAACTGTAGCCAAATCAGACGACCAGATATCTTTTGATATGTCAGTAATCAGATATTACAGGATAGGTGAAGAGATACTGAAAGAAGAGAGCGTATTTACTGTTGTGGCTTATGGAAAACTTGCCGAGGTCAACTGGGACAAGCTTAAAGTAAACAGGGAGATACGTGTTGTAGGCAGGCTTAGGTCTGTACAGTACGTTCCGTCACCATATCCTATGGTTGAGCTGGTTGCAGAGCACATCGAGGTTAAACCTGATGAAAAGGAGGAGGAAGATGCCGAATAAAACAAGAAGGGGAGTGTTTGAGCGTGTTAAGAGTATCATCAAGCACAATTATTCAGAAGGAGACTGTGGACTGTTTTTTACACCTAATATTGCAGGTGATTACATGGAGAGACTGTATGACGGGGATGGTGTTATAGTAAAGATATGCAGACATTGGTCTTACTTTGAGGTCTTTGGCCTGACAGCAGATGAAGAAAAGGAACTGAAAAAGTATTATCACTCATTGACTGGAGAGGAAGAAGATGCCGAGGAAGAAACTTAAACCAATAATCATCAAGCTCAGTGAGCTTGGATTTGAGAAGTGCAACGAGGCATATGAGAATGACTTCTGTATGAACGTGGCAGATATAAGGAGAAGACTGTGGGATGCAGAGCCAGACCAGCCAGTTGTAGTTAAAGTTGAGGATATGTCTGTCTATCCATATCACGGAGTTGACAGTGTATCATATATAGACAAATAAAAAGGAGTAAACATTATGTCAGAAAAAGAGAAAGTGAAAGTGTCTGAAGAAGCAGAGAAATTCTTCGAGTTTATGAATGGCCCAGCTGTATCGGAGAAAATCAACCAGTACATAAGGGACAATGAGAAGTATGACGGCTTCAAGGAGGCAGTCAAAAAAGGTGAGATTGCTTTAATATGTTCCTATGGTAACAGCGGATGGTCGGCTTTCGGTACAGACGAGGGTATTCAGCACAGACTGTTTAACATCATTCAGTCAGCTCTCAAACATAAGGTGGTGTCTGAGAAAGAGTTGTGCTCAATGGTGGCATTCATCTGTGCAGCTATGCGTAAGGAGAAAGAAGATGAAAAAGAAGAGTGATGTAGACTTTTTTGACTTCATGCATTACACAATCTGGCCCCAGATTGAGAAGTACATTGACGACAATGCTGGAGAACTTCAAGAGGGATTTAATGATGGTACTGCTGGTATTATCTTGGCTTATGGTTGGGGTGGTATGGCTAACTGGGGTTCGAAGAAAGGACTC